ATGACTGTTTACCAATCTATTCCTTCTGCTGGCGTTCTGGAAGCCTTTGCTCCGGGCTTCACGCATACCTCGGTGACGCGGCGCTTTGGCGTGATGCAGCGGGCGCTTGGGGCGTGGATCGAGGCTGAGCGGGATCTGGAGCATTCCGGCAGCTGGGATCCGGCCTGCGATCACTGGCTGCGCGATGCCGAAGCCGCCCGGGCGGCAGTCGGGGCGGCGCTGGATGCGCTCTGCGATACCCCTGCCGAACGGCTGGAGGACCGGCCGCTGTTGCGGATTGCGCGCATCACCCGGGCGCTGGCGCTCAGCGAGGATGGCGCGGAATTCGCCCAGCTCTATGCGCGGGTGACGGCGCCCGGGGCACTGCTGCGCTGTCCGGGGCGGCATCCGCTGGCACTGCGGGTGAACCTGATGCTGTCCGAGGCGCGGCGCGCGCTGGCGCAGCTGGCCGCCTTGCCCGACCATGCGCTGGTGATCGACAGCAATTGCGTCGAGATCATGCCCGAGGATGTTGCGGTCGCAGAGACCGGTTTCACTGTGGCTTCCGGCGCGTATCCGCAAACGATGCAGGCCGCGCCCGGCGTGTAGCGCCCGACCTGCGGCATCCTGAACCCGCGCGGCCCGGACAAGAGTTCGGCCCGCCGGGTTCTGGTCAGCACAGCACTGACTCGGCGGATTTTTCCCGCACTGCCTTGGCGCGCGCCGTGCCGCCACACTGCCACCCTTCCCAGGTTTCCCGCCTCGGGCTGCACATCTGCAGCCCTGCGCCCCCCATGCATCCCGCCTCACGGGAGGATCCCTCATGCCTTCAACACACCCAACGCCCGTCTTCCACGGCCCGGTCCATGCGCATTGGCGCGAGATGGCTGCCGCGAAGGGCTTCGACCTCATCGCCCGCATCAACGACCGCTATCACCTGCACCTGCGCTGCCGGACCTGCGGCGGCGGCTTTACGGCCAAGCTGTTCACGCTGATGCGCCACCAGCCGCTCTGCCCGCATTGTCTGGCCGCGCGGCGCAGCGCGGTGGCCGCGACGGCGGGCGTCACCTTCCTTGGCCCCGATCCGGATCGGCGCGGCTATGGCCGGTTCCGCGCCCCCTGCAGCCATGTTCTGGCGCGGCAGTTCGAGCTGATCGAACGGGTCGCCAAGGGTGCGACCGGACTGCGCTGCGAGACCTGCCATGCGCACCGCGAAGCCAGCGAGGCGCGGCGCTTTGGCTGGGAACGGCTTGGGTATTGCCCCTCGGGGCGGCCGAACTACCGGCTCTATCGCCACTCTTGCGGCCATGTGCAGCGGATCGCGCAGGCCAATATGCTCTGGGGCCAATGCGATTGCGCTGGCTGCGGACGAGGCTGGAACGCCAAGCCGAGCTTTCTTTATCTCTTCCGCATCTTTCTGCCGGCGACGACGAATCGTCCGGCCCGGCACTATCTGAAGCTCGGTTACAGCGCCCATCCGGTCAAGCGCCACCGCCATCAGCTGGGCCTGCCGCGCGACGCGCAGGTCGAGGTGCTGCGGGTGCTGGCGATGGCGTCGGGCCATCTCGCCTGCGCGGCGGAACAGGCCGCGCATCGCCGCCTGACCCGCGCCCATCCCGAGGCGGTGGTGCCCGCCGCCGAACTCGCAGGCACGATGAATGTGGTGCGCGAGATCTATCGCCCGGCCCTGCTGCCGGTGCTCGAGGCCGAACTCGACCGCATTGCGGCTGAGGCCGACGCAAAGTCAGGCTGAGAAGAGCCGACGACCAGGCTGCTGCCTCTGCATCACGATCCGAACGGCAGCGCCAGCGGCCACGGCCTCCACGGCACCAGCCCGCCCGTCTCCACTCCTCAAACATCATCCGCACCGCCCCTTGCGGCGCGGCCCGTCCTCTCATGCTCTGGAATCGCCCATGACCCAGCACCAGCCCGCCCCGAAGAAAGCCGTCCGTCCCACGCAACCCGGCTGGAGCTATCTCGCCCATAAACTGCTGCAGCGGCTGCAGGATCACGAGGATCTGCCGGAATCCGATGCGGATGCGACCGATGACCCGGCCCGCATGCCAAATCCCACGCCCCCGGCTCTGACCAGCCGGACGCTGCTGATGGGCCTGCGCCTTGCCGCCAGCTTCGGCAGCCAGACCGCCGTCAATGCCGCGATCACGCCGAACGCCATCACGCTGCTGCGCGGCGTCACCGCAGAAGACTGGCCCGCGCTGCACTATATCCTTCCCTGCCTTCTGCCCGCGATCTGGCAGATCCGCGAGCAAAAGTCTTTGGACAGCTTTCCGACCCGTCGCCTGCCGCCGCGCTGCCTGCGGCTGATCCCCATCGGCAGCGGGGATCGCCCGGCCGATCTGACGCGGCTGCTGATGATCGGTCTGGACAGCGCAGCCCCCTTGCTGATCGTGCTGGCCGGCGGCGCCCTGCCCGAGCCCCAACTGCAGGACCGCATGCAGGTCATCGACTTCGCGCCCGTCGACGCGCAGGTCCTGCAGGCACTGCTGGCCCGCACCCATCCGGCGGCCAAATCCCGCGACATCGCCGCGCTGCATATCGCCATGAACGGGTTTCACCCCGGCATGGCCGATCTGCTGATCGCGCTGCGCGGCGCCACGGTCGGCGATGTCGCCCGCAATCTCGCCGCCCTGCGCGCGGCGCAAAAACTGGACCAATATGACCAGCCCAACCTCGACGCCATCAGCGGCGACAGCCCGGCGCTGAGCGCTGCCCGCGCCATGGTCGCCGATCTGCAGCTCTGGCGCACGGGCGAACTCGGTTGGAACGAGTTGACCCGGACCGCGCTGTTTCACGGCCCGCCCGGCACCGGCAAAAGCTGGCTTGCGCAGGCCATGGCACGATCTGCGGGTTTTGCCACCGTCCCGGCCAGTTTCAGCGAATGGCAGGCCGCGGGCCATCTGGGCGATATGCTGAAGGCCATGCGCGAGAGTTTCGCCGAGGCCCGCCGCCGCGCCCCCGCCATGCTGATCCTCGACGAGTTCGACGCCGTCGGCACCCGCACCGATCGCGGCCCGCATCAGAATTACCGCGTCATGGTGGTCAATGCGTTTCTGGCGCTGATGGACGGGATCGCACGCGACGAGGGCGTCGTCGTGGTCGCGACCTGCAATCACCCCGAGTTGATCGATCCGGCCGTGCTGCGCCCGGGCCGCTTCGACCTGCGTCTGGCCGTGCCGCTGCCCGATGCCGCAGCGCTGGCGGGCGTGCTGCGCCGACATCTGACCCTGCCGGAGCCCGAGATCCGCGCGCTGGCGCAACAGGCCGTCGGGCACAGCATGGCCGATTTGGACGCAACGCTGCGCGACTTGCGCGGTCAAGCCCGCCGGGCCGGACGTCGGGTGACGGCAGAGGATCTGCACGCGGCCTTTGGCGCCGATGATGACCCCATGATGACGCGACGCATCGCCATCCACGAATGCGGCCACGCGCTGGTGACGGCGGCGCTCGGCCATGGCCAGATCCAGCACATCGCGCTGGACCGCGCTGGCGGCCAGACCCGCATCCGCCGCGCCCCGCGCGCCGGCCTGATTGCCGATCACAGCGATCTGCTGGCCGAACTCATGGCCGGCCGCGCCGCCGAACGACTGATCTTTGGCACGGTCACCTCGGGCGCCGGCGGCCCCGACGACTCCGATCTGGCGCTGGCCACTCGCGTCGCGCTGGCCATCGAGACCCGCTTCGGCCTCGGCGCCGAGGGCCCGCTCTGGCTCGGCGAGACTGCCGACTGGCTGCATGATCCCGAGACCCGCCAACGCCTGCGTGCCCGCATCGAAGCCGCCGAGGCGCAGGCCCTGCAGATCCTCACCCCCTATCGCGTTCTGCTCGAGGACATGGCCCAGACCCTCGCCACCCGCCGCGAACTCTCGGGCAACGACGCCGCCAAATGGCTCGATCAGATTGAGACCGTTGCCGCAGCGCCCGAGCCGGAATGCGCGCAATCACCATCCGAAGCTTCTCAGCTTCCGGCCTGCCGAACAGGCTGAAGAATGCCGCCCAGGCAGTGGCCACGCCCCGACCACCGCAGCGATAAAGGCTCCAGAACCCCTGGGAGGCTCGGCTTTCTTCCACATCATGCCCCCCAACCGCGAGGCGCCCCATGCCCAAACCCCGGCCCCAAACCCCGCGCAAGATCTTCACCACCGCCCTCGCCGACTGGCAGCGCGCCTGGACCGCCCACGCCCATCACGACCGCCGTGCCGCCAGCGCCGGGTTCGCCACCGCAACCGGCCGCGCCCACTTCACCGCTATGGCCGACCTCTCGACACGCATCGCCGACATCGAGGGCAGGATCGCCCAGACCACGGCAAACAACCGCGCCGAACTCCACATCAAGATCACCCTCCTCTCCCTAGATGGACAGATCAGGCCTGAGTTCCAGAGCAGTATTCTGGAGGACGCCATGCGGATGATCGCGGAGGCAAAAGCGTGATACTGCTTACCTCACTCCTCAATCAACAGATTGCGCAGGCTGATGATGGCGGCGGCAATGTCGCGGGCACCGGTTTCAATCGGGTCGGCCCCCGGATTCCGTGGCGCGTTGCTGGTCCGCAGCCAGGGCAGCAGCGGCTCGACCGCCTCGCGCGTCTCGTCCCTACGCTGGAACTGCATGGCACCGAGCGCACGGGCGGCAAGGATCTCGGGGCAAAGCAGATGATGCTGGGCGCAGAGATGGAAAGGGTCGATGTCGCAGAGAAAGGCCAGCGCTGCGAGTTCCTGCGGGCTGAACCGGATGGCGGCATCGGGGATGGGCGGCTGGATCAGCGCATCGGGTTTTTGCGCCGCGTTGATGGCATTTGCTGCGGCGAGCCTGCGTTTGCCCAGCCCCGTTGGATCACGGCGCAGGCCATGCGCGCCCGCCCCGTCGAGCCGATCCATGCCTTCGGTATAATCCCGCATCTCGCCGGGCCGCGCGGACATGATCGCCGCCGCCGCTCGGCGCGCCTTGGCCAGCAGGTCCAGCAATTCGATGCGCTGCAGAATTTCTCCGGCCATCACCGCGCGATCCACATGCGTCCCGCAGGCCGCGACAGCGCGGGCTGTCTGGCGCTGCCGCAAGCCTCCGCAATTGCCGCCAATGCGGCTGCCCTCACCGGCGATGACGAGCCGATGCTTGCGTCCCTCATCGGCCTGCGCACGAACGAACTCGCGCAGCGCGGGCTGGTCCTCGGCATCATCGGGACGATCAACTGCAATCTCGTCGGCGGCCCGCCCGACACGGGAGTGATCGGCCAAAGCCAAAAGATGCGGCGCATTTTGCGCGAGGCAATCAAAAGGCGACGCGTATCCGCTCTTAAGTGCCTTGCTTTGCGCGAAGATCGCCTCGATTGCCGGGATCAGCGCAAAGGCCCAAAGCTGCAGCGCTTCCCGCAGGGCCAGTTCAACCGGGGCCAACGCCCGCCTGCCGCGCGGGATGTGCTGCAAAGGAAGGTGAACCAGCACCGTCAGCGCATAGCCCAATTCGCGGAACTGCCTGCGCTGCCAGGGGTCCATGAAGGGATCGAGTTCGGGATCATCCGGCGAGAGCGAAAGCACCTGACGGAGCGGCCGCGCCTGGAATCGTTGACGGATCAGGGCTGGCACAGACGTCCATTCCACACCGAACCGCGCCGGGTCCAGAAACAGCAGCACCGGTTGCAGATCGGCAAAGGCGGAATCCGGTGCGCGCTCTTCGGCTATCCTCTCACGGCAGAGCCTTTCGAACTGCCGGGACCAATCCTCCATCGCAATACCTTAAAATCGATCAAAAACAACAAGTTGCAAAACAGGGATTTGTTTCCCAAAAAGACTGTCGGTTTCAGGGCAGGTCGATGGCAAGCCAATACCATCGAGCCCTGTCGCCATGCCAAAGCCGCCTCGCCCTGCACATCATACGCCGCAAAAGCGGATATCGCGGCACGACCAGCTTGATGGGGCATTGCCGAGGACGCAACCGCTTTCCGATTCCGGACGCGAGCAGAAGGAGCTGCTGCACCACTTCATTCGGGAGTTGGCGCGAGATGCGGCGCGCCGTGACCACAGCGCGACCGATGAATGATCGCCTGCACATCAGGAGATGTTTCCGTGACCCAACCCCCGCTGCGCGTTGCGATTTACGCGCGCTTTTCGACGGACAAACAGCGCGATGCCTCGATCGAGGATCAGGTCGACTCCTGCCGGGAGCTGGCGGCTCGGGAAGGCTGGGAGGTTGTCGCCACCTACCACGACCGTGCCACCTCGGGCGCCAGCATGTTCCGCCCCGGGATCGAGGCGCTGCAACGTGACGCCAAGGCGGGCCGGTTCGAGATTGTCCTGGCCGAAGCCATGGACCGGCTATCGCGCAAGCTCGCTGATATTGCCAAGTTCCACGAGCGGATGGACCATCAGGGCATCGAGATCCACACGCTGACCGAAGGCAAGGTCGATGCCATGCTGATCGGCATGAAGGGGACGATGAACCAGATCCTGCTTCGCGACATCGGCATCAAGACCCATCGCGGCCAGAAGGGCCGGGTCAGGGCCGGCAAGCTGGCGGGCGGCAATGCCTATGGCTACGACGTGCTGCCCGGGATCTCGGTGAACGGCAAGCTTGAGCACGGCGATCGCGCCGTCAACCGCATCGAGGCGGAGGTGGTGCGCCGGATCTTTGAGGATTACGCGCAAGGCATTTCGGCCGGCAAGATCGCCGAAGCGCTGAATCTCGAGAAGATCCCTGGCCCGCGCGGCGGCTTCTGGGGCACCTCGACGATCCTCGGCAATCGCGAACGTGGAACCGGCATCCTGAACAACGAACTGTATGTCGGGCGCCTGGTCTGGAACCGGCTGCATTACAGCAAGGATCCTGATACCGGCAAACGGAACTCGCGGCAGAACTCCGAGGACCGGGTGACCTCGGTCGCCGTGCCGCACCTGCGGATCATCGACGACGCGCTTTGGGATCAGGTGAAGGCGCGGCAGCGGGCGATGAAGACCAAGAACTCCGATGTCCCGATCTGGGACCGGCGGCGGCCGAAGTTCTTGTTTTCAGGGCTGATGACCTGCGGATGCTGCGGCGGCGGGTTTTCGAAAGTGTCCAAGGGTGGTTTCGGCTGCTCGACCGCGCGGAAGAAGGGCGCCGCCGCCTGCACTAACATGGCCGTCATCAAGCAGAAGGATCTGGAAGGCCGCGTTCTGAGCGCCCTCGAACATCATCTGATGGACGAAGAAGCGGTCCGCATCTTCTGCGAGGAATATGCCGCCGAGCGGAACCGGCTGCAGGCGACCCGCGCCGCAGGGCAGGCCGAACTGAAGAGAGAACTGAAGCAGGTCTCGACCGATCACAAGAAGCTGGTCGACGCGATTATCGCCGGGGTTCCCGCGGAACAGGTCAAGGACCGAATGATAGAACTGGATGCCCGCCGGAAGGACCTGGAGCGCCAGCTCTCGACCTCCCCTGCCCCGGAACCAGACCATCCTCGTGCAGAATGCGCTCGGCAACTCGGGCTTGGCCGATGGCCACTCGAGAAAGCAGCCCAGCCAAAGCATTTTCGTCTTCGATCCTCCAGGTAGACCCAGTCCATAGCTCACCCTCTCGGATCGGCGTCAGCGCAATTGCCATGGTGGTCAGTCATCTCGTTTAGGGCGGAGTACCGCCGAAAGGATATCGACATCTCGAATATTGAGGGGTGTTCCTGGTCCAATGATCATGCCGCGGAGGATGGGCCGCAACCATCTGAGTTGCAACTACCGGAGTGAGCCTCGATCCATTCGCAACCAAAAGGCAAACACATAGCTAATATCCCAGCGCACTGGTCCAGTTCGCCCAACCCCTTGGTCTTCTGGCCCGGAACGCTCATCCCCGCCCCAGTTCCACCTTCCGCCTGTATTCCGGTCCCCTGCTCGTGGTCCGACTTGATAGTGGCGCGGGTCTACGCCTGTGTCGTCGGGCAAGGAGGCATGATGGATGGTCAAGAGACTGAAACTGAATGAGAAAACCCTGCGCGAGGCGGAGCCGAAGCCCGGCGTTAGCTATCAGATCTTCGACACGGAGGTGATTGGCTTCGCCGCCCGTGTACAGGCCTCGGGCGCGCGGACCTTCACCATCGACTACCGGCATTCCGGTCGACAGCGGCGGATGACCATCGGGCGCTGGCCTGAGTGGAGCGTCACGGCCGCGCGCGAGCGCGCCAAGGAACTGCGCCGCGCCATTGACGAGGGGCAGGATCCTCTGGCGGCGCGCGACGATTGGCGCGGGGCCCCGCGCGTCACGGACATGATCGACCGCTACATCGCCGAGCATCTGCCGAAACTGGCCAAGACCAATGCGGGCGATCAGGTGTCGATGCTGAAGAAGATGGTAGAACCCACCTGGGGCAACCGGCTGGTGACGGAGATCACGAAGTCCGACGTCGCGAAGTTCCTCGATTTCGTGGCCGAGGGGCGGCCCCGTCCCTGCAAGGCAAAACCCAACAACCGGGCCCGCAAGCTGCAGGGGCACAAGCCCACCCCGATCCGCGCCAACCGCATGGGCGAGGTGCTGCGCAAGATGTTCACGCTGGCGATGGAGTGGGAATGGCGGACGGACAACCCCGCGCAGGGGTTGCCTTGTCGATTCTTATGTTCTGCTCAACCACGAATCTACGCATCCTGAAGGCGAACGATCAACCAGAATCCTGCACTGGCGCACCAGAACAAAAAAAGAACTTGTGGATATCATCCAGAACCGTCGGAACCCGACCGGAATGGTCCATTCCGGCAATTCCGGTCCCTGCGAAACCGGCGAAACCGCCTCAGCGCCGCCCAATCAGCCCCAAGCTGTCGGAGCGGTGTCGACGAAGCGCGGATCGTCGCCAGGAACCGGCGCGAGGGATACCCCACGAAGACTGCCGTAACGCGTGTCGTGTCGCGCGCCAGCCGCCGAAGCACCAATAAAATAAGGGGTGGAATTGGATGGCAGCGGCCAGTTCCACCTTCCGCCTGTCTTCCGGTCCTCGCGCTCTGCTTCGCTGAAACCGCCCCAGCAGAGGGGCGCAAGGCGAACGGAACAGCCCATGAAAGACATGCAAGATGACCCGGTGGAAGAGATCCCCGACCTGCTGGCCGACTGGATCAGCCGGGAGCAGTTGGCCCGCGCGCTGGGCCTGACGACCGACACGCTATCCCGGTGGGAAGCCCGCCGTCAGGGGCCGCCATGCACACGCATAGGTCGAAAGACCTTCTATAGCCGTGCCGCCATACAGGAGTGGATCAGGGCGCAGGAACAGGCCCATCCGGTGCGCAAGACGCGGGGGCGGTCATGAAGATCCACCCCCGCAGTTCCGCCTGGCCCGCCGACCGCGTGGCCGAGGCCCGTGCCGTCATCGCCGATGTCGCGCATCACAGCGATCTCCTCATCCGGCTCGCATGCAATGTGCTCGTCCAGCACGGCGAGACGTCGGCCGAGCGAACAGAGGCGCAGCGCCTGCTGGTGGTGGTTGACGCGCGGCGGCCGGTACGGCGCGCCCAGCGCGAGGATCAGGGGAGGGCCGCGCGATGAAGCGCCGCGGCACCCCCGAGGCCGATCTGCAGCGCGCGGTCGTTCAAGCGCTGCGCATAGCCCTGCCCCGCTCGGCCATCATCCACCACTGCGCCAACGAGGTGACCGAGGCCGGGCCCCGCGGAGCCAAGCGCCAGGCGATCCTTGTCGGCATGGGCGTCCATGCCGGGTTCGCCGATCTGATGGTCATCTGCGACGGCCGTGTCCTGTTCCTCGAGCTGAAAGCGCCGAAAGGGCGGCTGCGGCCGGAGCAGGAATCATTCCGCGATGCTGTTCTGGCTCAGGGCTTCGGCTGGGCGCTGGTGCGCAGTCTCGACGACGCGCTGGGCGCGCTGGCGGATCACGGCTTCACAACGCGCATCGCGCCCGCCCCGCGGAGGCCCGCGCCATGAGCCACGAGGCCACCAACTGGGCCATAAAGCAGCGCGGGTTGAAGCCCACGACCAAGATCGTGCTCTGGCACCTCTGTGACCGGTTCAACCCTGATTTCGGCTGCTTCCCCTCGCAGGATCGGCTGGCGCATGACTGCGAAATCAGCCGGTCCACGCTGAACGACCACCTTGGCCAGCTTGAGGCGGTGGGCCTGCTGCGGCGTGTTCCGCGGCTCGATCCCGTGACCAAGCGCCAGCTGCCGACACGCTACATCCTGGGGTTCGAGCCGGGCTTCACACCTGTAGCTGTGGTGCCGTGTCCGGAAATCGGACACGGGGAATGCCCCGATGCGAAAATCGCCGACATGGCAGAGGGTTCGCCCCTGGACGGCGCGTTCGATGCCTTGCCGTGTCCAGATTTCGGCCACGGAATCGATGCGGAAGCCGTGTCCGATTTTCCGGCTGACCCGTGTCCGGAAAATGCTGAAAGCCGTGTCCGGATTTCGGACACTAACCTTGTAAGGGAACCTCTAAGTAAACCAGTAAAGGAGGAGGAGGGCGCGCAGGCGCGCGAAGGCGTACCCGATGAGGTTTTCGGGGACCTGCTCGGCGCGCTGGGCCTCGACCCCGACGCCCTGCCCGGCTGGTGGCAAGGCTGGCCGCCCCGGCTGCACGTCCAGCGCTGGCGTGACGAGCTGGGGCTGACCGAGGCGGAGATCATCGCCGCGGCCGAGGCCTCCCGCGATGAGCATCCCGAACCGCCCGATGGGCCGAAGGCGCTGGACCGGGCGATGCAGCGTGCTGCCCAGCGCAAGGTCGAGGATACGGCCCGGAAACGGCGCAAGCCCAAGGTGGCCCCTGCTCCGGCCACCAAGCCGATCACCGACCTGCCCGCCTTCTACGCCGATCTGGTCAACTCCGACCGCTACCTGCCGGTCAGCGCGATCAGCAACACGATGCGCGATGCCATGCTGGCCCGGGGGCTGGTGACAGCCGAACGCCTGCGCGAGCGCGGGGTGCGGTGAATGGCATGGTGCTTCGTCCCCGGCACGGATTGTCCCTCTGCGCTGGCGGCGGAGGCCTTGATCTGGGCCTCATGCTCGCCGAACCCGGCTATCACACCCGCGCCTTCGTCGAATGGGAGGACTGGCCCCGCGCCGTCCTCATTGCCGCCCAGCGCGCAGGCTACTTCGCCCCGGCCCCGATCTGGACCGACCTGCGCAGCTTCGACGCCCGCCCTTTCCGCGGCGCCTTCGACACGGTGCTGGCTGGATATCCCTGCCAGCCCTTCAGCGCGGCCGGAAAGCGCGGCGGCGCCGACGATCCCCGCCATCTCTGGCCTGATGTCGCCCGCGTCATCTTTGAGCTCCGCCCCGAATGGGTCTTCCTCGAAAACGTCGCCGGTCACGTCACTCTCGGCCTTGAAACCGTCCTGCGAGAGCTTTGGGGATTGGGCTATTCGCCTGCGGCGGGCCTGTTCTCGGCGGCAGAGGTCGGCGCGCCGCATGAGCGGCTGCGCATCTTCATCCTGGCCCACACCAATGAGCCTGCATCCCGGCACCGGCCGCTACAACCCGGCCGGGAACAGCGAATTCGCTGTCGCGGACCTTCGGTTCACGCGGAAGGCGGAGGCGCTGGCACTGTGCATCGCGAAGGCCCTGCCGAACCATTGGCCGACCCCGGCAGCACAGAACTGGAAGGGCAGTTCGGAGGCCAGCGTCACCCGCAGCGACGGCAAATCCCGGATGGATCTGCTGCACTACCGGGCGGAGCAGGGCTTCACCCCCCCGGCCCCGGCGACCTCGCCCGATGGGCCGCGGTCCTTGCCGCACGCCCCGATCTCGCGCCCGCTCTGGGCTTCGATGATTGCCTCGCATGGGCGCGCCGTCTCGCGGCGGATCCTGAAGGGCCGGTCGCGGCGGCGGCTGAACCCGCTCTTCGTCGGATGGCTGATGGGCTGGCCCATCGGGCACGCGCTGTGCGCCTGCTCGGCAACGGAGTTCACCCTCTGGCAGCAGCACATGCGTGGCGCTCTCTCGCAGCTGCCCATGGCCTCGGGCCCGTGGATCTGGCGGCCGACGGATGCAGCCCAGCGCCCGGCGCAGATGGATTTCCTTGAAGGATTGCAGCGATGAGTTTCCACGGCCGCGTCAGAGGCACCAGGATCAAGCGCGCGCTGGGCGTGCAGGCGGCGCTGGAATGGGCGTTCCGGATCGAACAGGCGCAGCTGGAACTGCCCCTGCCCCCGGACGTCACCGAGGAAGGGTTCGGCTTCGGCCTGGAATACGTCCTGCTGCAGCGCGCCGTGCTCGGCTGCAAGATCGACGGCGGCCAGCACAAGATCGGCGGCTACACCCACGAGGACGCCGAGGTGATCGCCGCCACCGTCGCCGGGATCCCCGACATCCTCGGCGGCAAACGCATGGCGATCCGCGTCGCCGAACTGGCCCGCGCAGGTCTGACCCCCGACTGGATGCCGGGCGCCATCCCGCGCTGCGTGCCGACCATCGTCAAGCAGAACCAGCATGGGACGCATGCGGGCGCCATCGTCGTCGGCACCGAGCGCATCCGCGTGCGTGGCGCGGGTGCCCGAGCGACATGGAAGACCATCGACATCCTGGCCTGCCCGGTCACCTTCTCGCCCCACCCGCAGCAGATCGACGCTGCCCGTCGCGGCTATGACGACTGGTGGCAGGCGCTGGGCTGGGTCCGGCAGGGGCTAATCGCAGGCGGGATGCTGCGCGAGGTCGAGGTGACAGGGGCGATGCCGAAGGCAAAGCCGTGGGAAAGAACCCCGCCAAGCCGCTGTTAGCGGCTGGATTTCGCCCTCCGGCTGAAATACCGTCTGGAAAAGGCTTACCGGGGGGCAGATTTCACAATGGCATCAATCGACAATGGCTCCGACCTCGGCATTGAAGCCGCCCTTTTCAAAGCCGCCGACAAGCTGCGCGGCAACATGGAGCCGTCGGATTACAAGCACGTCGCCCTCGGCCTGATCTTCCTCAAGCACATCTCGGACGGGTTCGAGCTGAAGCGCCAGGCGCTGCTGGCCGAATACCCCGAGGGCGCCGAGGACCCCGACGAATACCTGGCCGACAACATCTTCTGGGTGCCGCAGGAGGCGCGCTGGTCGCATCTGCAGGCCAGCGCGAAGCAGCCCACCATCGGCCGCCTGATCGACGAGGCGATGATTGCCATCGAGAAGGTCAATCCGTCCCTCAAGGGCGTCCTGCCCAAGGACTATGGCCGCCCCGCGCTCAACGCCGTCATGCTGGGCGAGCTGATCGACCTGATCTCGGGCATCGCACTTGGCGAGGGCAAGGACAAGGCGCGCGATCTGCTGGGCCGGGTCTACGAATATTTCCTCGGCCAGTTCGCGGGCAGCGAGGGCAAGCGCGGCGGCGAGTTCTACACCCCCCGCTCGGTCGTCCGCACCATGGTCGCGATGCTGGAACCCTACAAGGGCCGCGTCTACGACCCCTGCTGCGGATCGGGTGGCATGTTCGTGCAGTCGGAGAAGTTCGTCGAAGCCCACGGCGGCCGTCTGGGCGACATCGCCATCTACGGACAGGAGTCGAACTACACCACCTGGCGGCTGTGCAAGATGAACCTTGCCGTGCGCGGGATCGACGCCGACATCCGCTGGAACTCGGAAGGCACCTTCCACAAGAACGAACTGCCCGACCTGCGCGCCGATGTGATCCTGGCCAACCCGCCCTTCAACATCTCGGACTGGGGCGGTGAGCGACTGCGCGAGGATGCGCGCTGGAAATACGGCATCCCGCCCGCGGGCAACGCCAACTTCGCCTGGCTGCAGCACATCCTGCATCACCTGTCGCCCACCGGCACGGCGGGGGTGGTGCTGGCCAATGGGTCCATGTCCTCCACCCAGTCGGGCGAGGGCGAGATCCGCCGCGCGATGATCGAGGGCGAGGTGGTCGATTGCATGATCGCCCTGCCGGGGCAGCTGTTCTATTCCACCCAGATCCCGGCCTGCCTGTGGTTTCTGGCGAAGGACAAGTCGAACGGCATCGCGCGGGACCGATCCTTGCGCGACCGGCGCGGCGAGGTGCTGTTCATCGACGCCCGCAAGCTGGGCCACATGGCGGATCGCACACGCCGCGAGTTCTCCGATGCCGATATCGCCCGCATCGCCGACACTTACCACGCCTGGCGTCTGGGCGAGGGCTATGCCGATGTGCCCGGTTTCTGCAAGGCGGCGAGCCTCGAGGAGATCCGGTCCCACGGCCATGTCCTGACCCCGGGCCGCTATGTCGGCGCCGAGGCAGCGGAGGAGGACGAGACGCCCTTTGCCGACCGTTTCGCGGCTTTGCAGGAGCAATTGGAGGCGCAGTTCGCCGAGGCGGAGGAACTGACGGGGACCATCCGGGCGCGGCTGGCGGGGGTTAGGTTCGAATGAACTCGTTCACGACTCGCAAGATTGGCACCCTTGGGCGTGTTGTGACCGGAAAGACTCCGAGCACTGCAAACGACGATTACTTCGGCGGTCCTTATCCATTTATCACAATTCCTGATCTCGATGGTCGTGTAGTAATTGATTCGTCGGCTCGAACACTGTCCCAAACAGGCGCAGGCGCAATCAAGTCGTCATTGCTGCCCGCTGGATCCGTGATGATGTCGTGCATCGCGACAGTTGGGAAGTGCGGGATTACGGCTCGCACAAGCTTTACCAATCAACAGATCAACAGCGTAATCCCAAACGAAGATGTCGATGCCCAATTTCTTTACTACGCTTTTCGGGAGATCGGTCATGTGCTGGAACGATCCGGAGGTGGTGGATCGGTCTACACCAATGTGTCGAAAAGCAGATTCTCCGACATTGAGCTGCTCGTGCCACCCCTCCCCGAACAACGCGCGATTGCTGCCACCCTCGGGGCGCTGGATGACAAGATCGAGCTGAACCGGAAGATGAACGCCACGCTGGAATCCATGGCGCGGGCGCTGTTCCGCGACTGGTTCGTCGATTTCGGCCCCACCCGCGCCAAGATGGAAGGCCGCGAACCCTACCTCTCCCCCGACCTCTGGTCCCTCTTCCCCGACCGCCTGGACGCCGAGGGCAAGCCGGAGGGGTGGGAGGTTTCAACCATCGGCGACTTTATCGAACTGCTGGACCACAAGCGCGTGCCTTTGTCTTCTCAGGAGCGCGCTAAGCGGCAGGGGCCGTATCCCTATCATGGGGCAACGTCTGTGATGGATCACATCGACAGTTACCTCTTCGATGAACGGCTCCTGCTGCTTGGTGAGGACGGATCAGTGGCAAAGGAAGACGGTCGGCCTTTCACACAGTATGTCTGGGGCAAGCTATGGGTAAACAACCATGCACACGTGATCAAAGGGCGCAACATGAGCGTCGAGCAACTCAAGTTGTTCTTTGACCAGATAGACATCCGACCCTTCGTGACCGGCGCTGTGCAGCCAAAGTTGAATCAAGCGAACCTCCGGCGAGTGCCATATCTTCGCGCCAGCGATGCAATTCATTCGGCCTTCGATGCCACCATCGCTCCACTTTATGATCTGGTAAGGCAACTGAATGAGGAATCCCGCACCCTCGCCCAGACCCGCGACCTCCTGCTGCCGCGCCTGATGTCGGGGGAGTTGCGGGTGGCCGAGAACGAGCGCCTCGTTGGCGAGGTGGCATGATGAGCGAGGCAGTTGCCGCCTTGGTGGGTGCCATTGTGGGTTCGGGGATCGTCGTTGTTCGCGAATGGCTGGCCAGTTCGGCCGACAGTCGCAAGCGTGCGAAATACCTCGCCGTGCGCGTCGTGATCACGCTGGACAGGTTCGTTGACCAGTGCGCGGTCGTTTCGCTCGACGACGGGTATCTTGAAGGGAACCGCGACGAAGCAACGGCGACCACCGAAGCGCCCTCGCCCATCAGCTTTCCCGATGATGTGGACTGGCGCAGTATCGATCACCAACTGGCCTATGATCTTCTCTCGCTCGACAACAAACTACACGACGCCCAGCAGGCGATCAATGCGGCGGCCGACTACGCGTCGCCCCCGGACTACGACGCATATTACGAAACGAGGCGCTACAGGTATGCCCTTCTCGGGTTGGAAGCCGCAAGACTCGCCCGCATCCTTCGGGATACGCATGATCTTCCCAGAAGAACCTTCGGCGAATGGAACCCCGAAAGCAAACTGGAGGAGACACGCAAAGAGATCGAAGCGGAACGGGAAAAGGACAAAGCGCTTTCGTCCGAGCTACTTTGAAAAGCCGCGTGCCAAGCCATACACTAACAAATTCGCCCACCTTTGAGATCAAACAGAATGAGCGCAGCCGAGATCGATCTGACCAACCTGAAACGCGCCATCGTCATGCGGCTCGACCGCGAGGCGAAAGAGCATTCCAGGGGCCACCAGAAGAGTTACGCAAACCGCTATTCGATGCGACCCTCCGACGGCGCCCTGATAGAGTTGATGTTCGAGAAGGGCGAGAAGTCCCCTGCCAATCTGTGGGTCAAAGAGGATTTCGTGCGGGACCTTCTGGATGGCAGCATCCCGTTCACGATTTCCCCCGCATCGAAGCTGTACCAAACCGTCGGCAAGACCGGCGAGAAGCAGTACGGACGTCACTCGGCGCTAGAGGACATGATGCAGCTTGGGAGGGCGGACCTGGTCTGTTTCGCCCTGCGGAGCATGGCGGACCTGGACCGGATTCTGGCTGTGCTGGCGCGGGTTACGAGACCGGTGCGCGCATGATAACCTTGACCGAAGTCGAAGCCGCCCCGCTCGATGACGCTGAATGGCAGGGGGATGTCTGCCTGACTGGTGCCGTTTCGGGCCTGAGTGATTTCAAACCTGAGCGGGATGTCGGGTCGGAACAGATGGCGGAGGCGGTACGATGACCTGCCCGTGCATCACGCCGCTGCGTTGCGTTTTTCGCAACTGGACTCTTGACCTGGTGGAGAAAATGTCCACTTATGCCTTCATATCTCCCTCGGCGCTTCGGTGCCGGGGCGCGCGGCGGCCCCAGTGGCCGCTGCTGCTTTTTTGGGGGTTCGCATGAGAACCCATGTCTATGTCGACGGTTACAACCTCTACTTTGGTTGCCTCAAGAAGACTCCGCACAAGTGGTTGAATCTGCACGCGCTTTGTAGCGCGCTGATGCCGCAGAACGACATCCGTGCCATCCGCTATTTCACCGCGCAGGTCAGCGGCACCCCGCATGATCCCGACCAGCCGACCCGCCAGCAGACCTATTTCCGGGCCCTGCGTACCCTGCCGCAGGTCAGCATCCACCTCGGCCATTTCCTGACCCACGAGGTCAGCATGCCCGACGCCGCCGACTGGCAGCGCGGAAGATACACCCCGCGGCGGGTGATGAAGACCGAGGAGAAGGGCTCGGACGTCAACATCGCCACGCATCTGTTGATCGACGCCTTCGATGATGCGTTCGACGTGGCAGTGATCGTCAGCAACGACAGTGACCTGAAGGAACCTATCTCGGTGGTTCGCAACCGGTTCGGCAAGACTATCGGGATTCTCAACCCCCAAGCCAAGGTCAGCCGCGCCCTGCAACCGTTGGCGCATTTCATCAAGCCGATCCGGCCAGGCGCCTTGGCGAACGCGCAGTTTCCGGCCGTGATGCAAGACGCCACGGGCCAGTTTCACAAACCGGGGCGTTGGTAGGGAATCGGAATGGCAACATTGACCGAAGCCGAAGTTGAAGCCGTCCTGCTCGATCAGCTCGGAGAGCTGGGTTACGCTCTCCTGAACGACGCGGTCTCCGGCCCTGATGGCAGCGCACCCGAGCGGGCGGCGTATTCCGACACCATCCTGGCTGCGCGACTGCGGGATGCGATGGCCCGGCTGAACCCCCACATCCCCGAGGACGCGCGCGAGGATGCCCTTCGGCGGATGGTGGCCAGCGACCGACCCTCGCTGATTGAGGAGAACCGCCGCCTTCACCGCTTCATGGTCGAAGGTGTGCCGGTCGAATACCGGACAGACGATGGCACGATCCGCGGCGATGCGGTGCGGCTGGTGGACCCGGAGGACGGGCTGAACGACTGGCTGGCCATCGCGCAGTTTACGGTCATCGAGAACGGCAACAACCGCCGCCCCGACGTGGTGGTGTTCCTGAACGGGCTGCCACTGGGCGTGATCGAGGTGAAGAAGCCGGGGGCCGAGACAGCGACACTCAGTGCGGCCTTCAACCAGCTGCAGACCTACAAGGCGCAGATCCCGTCACTGTTCCGGGCCAATGCGGTGCTGGTGACGACCGACGGTATCCAGGCCCGCATCGGCTCGCTGACTGCCGATCTGGAACGCTTCATGCCGTGGCGCACGACCGATGGCGCCGATGTGGCGCCCAAGGGCGCGCCGGAAATGCCGGTGCTGATCGAGGGGGTGTTCGAACGCGGGCGGCTGCTGTCGCTGATGCGCGACTTCACGGTCTTCGGCGACACGCCCGGCGGGATTGCCAAGATCATCGCGGGCTACCACCAGTTCCATGCCGTTAGGAAAGCCGTGACTAGCACGGTGGAGGCCAGCACGTCGGGAGGCGACCGCAAGGCAGGGGTAATCTGGCACACGCAAGGATCCGGCAAGAGCCTGCTCATGGCATTTTACGCAGGGCAATTGGTCCGCGACCCGGCGATGGAGAACCCGACCATCGTTGTCATCACCGACCGGAACGACCTGGACGACCAGCTGTTCGGCACATTCTCAATGTGCCGCGACCTGATCAGGCAGACGCCGGTGCAGGCTGAAAGCCGAGAGGATCTGCAAAAGGCGCTGTCCCGCGCCTCGGGCGGGGTGGTGTTCACGACGATCCAGAAGTTCGCACCGGAGAAGGGCGAGGCCTATCCGCGGCTGACGGATCGGCGGAACGTGGTGGTGATCGCCGACGAGGCGCACCGCAGCCAGTACGGGTTCAAGGCGCGGATCGAGAAGACCGGCGAGATCGCCTACGGTTTCGCCAAGCACCTGCGCGACGCGCTGCCGAATGCTTCCTTCATCGGATTCACCGGCACGCCGATCGAGCAGGACGATGTGAACACCCCGGCAGTGTTCGGCCACTACATCGACATCTACGACATCAGTCGTGCTGTCGAAGACGGGGCGACGGTGCCGATCTACTACGAAAGCCGCCTCGCGCGCATCGAGCTTTCCGAGGAGGAAAAGCCGAAGGTCGATGCCGAGATCGAGGACCTGACCGAGGACGAAGCAGTCAGCGAACAGGAACGGCTGAAGCGGAAGTGGTCCACGGTCGAGGCGCTTGTCGGGGCAGAGAAGCGGCTGCGCATGGTTGCCGAGAACCTCGTCGCCCATTTCGAGGCGCGCGTGCAGGCGATGGACGGCAAGGCCATGGTGGTCTGCATGAGCCGCCGCATCTGCGTCGACCTCTACAACCAGATTGTCGCCCTTCGGCCAGACTGGCATTCCGACGACGACAATGCTGGGCTGGTGAAGATCGTGATGACCGGATCAGCCTCGGACCCGGAAGCTTGGCAACCCCATATCGGCAGTAAGGCCCGGCGCGACTTGCTGGCCAAGCGGGCGAAGGATCCGAAAGACCCGCTTAAGCTGGTGATAGTGCGCGACATGTGGCTGACCGGCTTCGACAGCCCCTCGATGCACACGATGTACATCGACAAGCCGATGCGGGGCCACGGGCTGATGCAGGCGATTGCCCGCGTAAACCGCGTATTCCGCGACAAGCCCGCGGGGCTGATCGTCGACTATATCGGCATCGCCCAGAACCTGAAGTTCGCGCTGGGCCAGTATTCCAAGGCGGACCAGGAACAGGCGGGGATCGACGAAGCGGAAGCTGTCGCCGCACTGCTTGAGCGGTTGGATGTCGTGCGCTCCATGTTCCATGGTTTCGACTACTCGGCTGGATTGACCGGCACCCCGCACCAGCGGCTCGTCGCCCTGGCAGAGGCGTTGAACTGGATCCTCGCCGGGCAGGACGAAGCCGCCCAGCGCGAAACCGACAAGGAGGCGAAGAAGGCAGCGCACCGCCGATACCCGGACGCAGTGCTGGCGCTCTCCAAAGCATTCGCCCTTTGCTCCGCCAGCGATACGGCCCGCGATGTCCGCGACGAGGTGGGCTTCTTCCAGACCGTGCGAGCCGCGATGGTCAAGGCGGTCGACAGTTCAGGTACGTCGGCAGCCGACCGCGACCTCGCAATCCGCCAGATCGTCAATGCTGCCGTCGCCTCGACCGAGATCGTCGACATTCTGTCGGCGGCCGGGCTGTCATCGCCGGACATTTCCATCCTGTCGGATGAGTTCCTCGCCGAAGTCGGCCAGATGGAGAAGAAGAACCTCGCCCTGGAGGCACTGAGGAAACTGCTGAACGACGAAATCCGATCGCGCAGCAAGAGCAACGTAATCGAGACCCGGAAGTTCTCGGAGCGGCTTGAGGAAGCTATCGCCCGTTATCACACAAACGCCATCAGCACCGTTGAGGTTCTGCAGGAACTGATCGCGCTGGCCAAGGAAGTGCGCGAAGCGCGGAACCGCGGCGAAGAAACCGGGCTATCCGCCGAGGAAATCGCCTTCTATGACGCCCTTGCTGATAACCAGAGCGCGGTCGAAATCCTCGGTAATGATCAGCTTAAGATCATCGCCCATGAACTGCTCAAAGGGCTCAAGGCCAATGTCAGCATAGACTGGGCCCATCGAGACAGCGCTAGGGCAAGATTGCGAGTGCTCGTGAAGCGCATCTTGAGGAAGTATGGTTATCCGCCGGACCTCGAGGATGCCGCAGTGCGCGGTGTTCTGGCGCAGGCCGAGGCGATGCTGTCGAAAATGTCGGGGTCATAAATCGTGGATACCAAGCTGATCCGAGTTCTTCTATCACTTCTGGCCCTTGCGGCTGCTTCCCCTGCGCTTGGACAGAGCTTCTCCTGTCGAATTGGCACGCAGCCCGCATGCCTGGACTACGGTGACAAGGTCTGCTCGAGCAGCGGCATGTGCGTCGACCGTAACGCAGCCTGCTTCGATCAGTATCAGTGCAACTACGAGGGTTTCACCTGCAAATCAAACGTCACCGAATGCGTCGAAGCACATGACTCCCTGCTGCGAAAACACAATGAGCTGGTCGACGATTTCAATGAGAACCTTGAGATTGCCAAGAGAATGGCAGCGCGCTTGGACGACATCGAAAGCTGCCTGATCTATGCTAGTACCCTCGAGGCTGCGAAGCGATGTGCGCCATGAACCCGAAGCTGAAGATCATGATCATACGATGAAAGCCGTGCCCCTAGCAGAAACAATTGGTCGGTTGCGGTATTTTGGGGAGCAGTTTCTGCATGGCGCCTTTTAACTGGCTGTTCGGCCGCACCCCAAAACCGACCCAACAGAACCAGCCCGCACCCTTGGAGGAATTTCGGCCATCTCCGATCATCCGTGCTCCCGCCAGACCAGCATTATCGCGCGCGGTCAGGGTGCCGGAGGGCAGCTTCCGCTTCGTCGCGCTGGATGTCGAAACCGCTTGCAGTGATGCCGCCAGCATCTGCCAGATCGGCCTGGCCTGCGTTCAACCCGACAACCAGATCCAGACCTTCTCCATGCTGGTCAATCCCGGCACCAGGTTCGACGCCTTCAACATCCAGCTCCATGGCATTGGCCCGGACCATGTGGCGGATGCACCGCGGTTCCCTGACGCCTTGGATGCTTTGCTCCCTTTGCTGTCGCGCCACCATCTCATCCAGCATAGCAACTTCGACAAGCAGGCAATGAATGCCGCCTGCAGTTTCTGCGGCATCGACGCCCCTGACCTGCGCTGGGCCGACAGCGTCCAGATCGCGAGACGGGCGTGGCCCGAGTTGAAGGGTAACGGCGGGCACGGATTGGCGAACCTCAAGCGAACGCTGAACCTTCAGTTCCACCACCATGATGCAGGCGAAGATGCCCGCGCAGCCGCATTGGTCGTGCTGCACGCCGAGCTCCATCTTCGCCTTCCGTTTGAAGAACTGATCAAACCGGCCGCCAGAAAGAGCTACTCAGCCGCGATCACCATGGACGGCGACCCGACAGGCGTACTGGCCGGGTCTGTGGTGGTCTTCACCGGCGCATTGGGAATGTCCAGAAGCGAAGCAGCCGAGCTTGCTGCCCGCGCAGGTATGTCCGTGAAGGCTGGCGTGACCAAGGAGACGACCCATTTGGTTGTAGGTGACCAAGATTTGAGCGTGCTTGCAGGGCACACTAAGAGCAGCAAGCACCGGAAGGCCGAAGACATGCAGAGGGCGGGGCATCCCATTCGCATTATTGGCGAGAGCGCCTTCAAATCCCTCGTGGCTAAATCGAAAGCAAGCTGATCCCCCCTCCTCTGGTTCCTCCCCGGCCCCGAACGTATGCGGGGGGGCGCAGCGCGGCGGTTCGATAGCGTCAGGCATTTTCACCGGGGAAGCCAGGCGGAAGCCACCTTGCGCGCTGATGCCGGAATTCCTGAGTCAGATCAGCGGCTTGCGGAATCACGATCTGGCGGGGGTGGATTCCCGGCGGGAAGCCAGGGAAGCCACCTTCGGGGAAGCTAGGTGGGCAGAAGCCACGCCGAAAAGCCAATTCATTAGAAGCTGTTGAATCCGCTTCACTTTTCGGGTTGACAGACCTGCCCCCATTGACCTACCCCTTGATCATCGAAGAATTGCGCCCGGAGGAACCCCCTCGCGGGCGCTTTTCATTTCCCTCCTCCACATCCCGAGCCCCATCCCATGGACCTCGTCTTCGCGCCGAGCCAGGTAGAATCCTGGCCGATTGCCCGGCTGCGCCCCTATGCCCGCAATGCCAAGATGCATGGCGACGACCAGGTGGCTAAGATCGCCGCCAGCATGGCCAAGTTCGGCTGGACCGTCCCCTGCATGGTGGCCGACGACGGCGAGCTGATCGCGGGCCATGGCCGGGTGCTGGCCGCCACGATGCTCGGCCTGACCGAGGTGCCGGTGATCCGGCTCAGCCATCTCGACGAGGCGGAACGCCGGGCCTACCGGATCGCCGACAACAAGCTGACGGAACTGGGCGAATGGGATGAGGCGATCTTGCGCGACGAGATCGCGGGGCTGCTGGCCGAGGATTTCGACCTGACCCTGCTCGGCATCAGCGATGATGAGCTTGACGCGCTGCTGCGAGATCCGGAGGCGCTGGGCGGCGATGGCCCGGTCGAGGGCGAGGACGATGTGCCCGAGCTTCCGGTCACGCCAGTTTCGGTGCCGGGCGATCTCTGGCAGCTGGGCGCGCACCGGCTGATCTGCGGTGACAGCACCTTGGCCGATGTGGTCGGGCGGCTGCTGGGTGACGTGCGCCCCGTGCTTATGGTTACCGACCCGCCGTATGGCGTGGAGTACGATCCCTCCTGGCGAAACCAGGCTGGCGCGGCGAAGACCAAACGCACCGGCAAGGTGCTGAACGACGATCGCGCCGACTGGCGCGAAGCATGGGAGCTGTTCCCCGGCGACGTGGCCTATATCTGGCACGGGGCGCTGCATGCCGCGACCGTGGCCGAAAGCCTGGCGGCCGCGGGCTTCGCCATCCGGTCGCAGATCATCTGGGCCAAGGACCGGCTGGTTCTCAGCCGCGGCGATTACCACTGGCAGCACGAACCCTGCTGGTATGCCGTGCGTGCCAAGGGCAAGGGTCACTGGGCGGGCGACCGCAAGCAGACGACGCTGTGGCAGATCGCCAACCGTGATCAGGACGCTGACACGGTGCATGGCACGCAGAAGCCGGTCGAATGCATGCGCCGCCCGATCCTGAACAATTCCAGCCCCGGCCAGGCCGTCTATGAACCCTTCATGGGATCCGGCACGACGCTGATCGCGGCGGAGACGACGGGGCGCATCTGCTTCGGGGTCGAGTTGAACCCGGCGTATGTCGACGTGGCCATCGAGCGCTGGCAGTCCTTCACCGGTCAGGAGGCCCTTCTGGCGGGAACCGGCGATACCTTCGCCGCCCTCAAGGCCAAGCGGCTCGCGGCATGAACGCGCCCCTCCTGCCCGGCCGGATCGAGCACTGGCCGCTTGCGCGCCTTCGCCCCTATGCCCGCAATGCGAAAACCCACGATGCCGATCAGGTGGCGAAGATTGCCGCCAGCATGGCGGAATTCGGCTGGACCGTCCCCTGCCTCGTCGGTGCGGATGGCGAGTTGATCGCGGGCCATGGTCGCGTCCTGGCCGCAGTCCAGCTCGGGCTGGTCGAGGCTCCGGTCATCGTGCTGGGCCATCTGACCGAGGCGCAACGCCGGGCCTATCGCATCGCCGACAACAAGCTGACCGAACTGGGCGGGTGGGACGAGGCGCTGCTGCTCGAGGAACTGCGGGGCCTGATGGCCGAGGACTTCGACCTGGGGCTGATCGGCATCCCGGAGGATGAACTGGACGCGCTGCTGCACGATGCCGACGACCCCGCGCCAATCGACGATGACACCGCCGACACCATCCCCGAGGCCCCGGCCGATCCGATCACCCGCCCCGGCGACATCTGGGCGCTGGGCGATCACCGCCTGATCTGCGGCGATGCGACCAACCCCGCCGTGGTGGCGCGACTGATGGATCGGGCGCAGGCGGCGCTGATGTTTACCTCGCCGCCCTATGCCCAGCAGCGCGACTATGGCGCGGCGAAGGAAAAGGTCGGCGATTGGGATGCGCTGATGCAGGGCGTATTTGCCGCAGCGCCGGTCACCGCCGATGCCCAACTGCTGGTCAACCTCGGCCTCGTCCATCGCGATGGCGAATGGATCCCGTATTGGGAGGGCTGGGTCGACTGGATGCGCGCGCAGGGCTGGCGGCGCTTCGGCTGGTATGTCTGGGACCAGGGGCCCGGCCTGCCGGGCGACTGGAACGGCCGCCTGGCGCCCTCGCACGAGTTCATCTTCCACTTCAACCGCAAGCCGCGGAAGCCGAACAAGACGGTCGAGAGCAAGCACGCGGGCGAGACCCTCGGCGGCGGCGGTCTGCGCGGGGCCGACGGCACGGTCCATCGCAAGACCGGCTACGGAAACGCGATCCAGAGCCACCGCATCCCCGACAGCGTATTCCGGATCATGCGGCACAAGGGCGGGCTGGGTGCGGCCGGATCGCACCCGGCCGTGTTTCCCGTCGCGCTGGTCGAGGCCGTGCTGGTGGCCTTCACTTCCCACGGCGACCTGGTGTTCGAGCCGTTCTGTGGCTCCGGCACCCAGCTGATCGCCGCTGAACGCACCGGGAGGCGCTGCTGCGCGGTGGAGTTGGACCCGGTCTATTGCGATATCGCGGTGCGGAGGTGGGAGATGGCGACGGGGCGGACGGCAGAGCGACCATCGATTGACCAGATCGGATAATGGACCCATACATTTTGATTTAGACAGAGCGATGTTGGCCTAAAGGGTCCGAAACGAAATGCCTGCTGACACAGAAAACGAGCGGAACTTTGACGAGATCAAGCGGCTTTTGGCACGTGGCCTAATCATGAACACCGCCAAAGAAGTAGCGGTGGGGAAAAGAGACGAAGCTTTCGAAGTAGCCCGTGCGGACGAAGAGCGCACACTCCGCACCTGGTGCCGTGGAAAAAAGAACATCCCTACTGCCCTAAAAGCAGTGTGGGACCTGACCCCAGAAAAATTCTATCTCGCGCTCGACGGAGCGTATCCTGGCGATCACGCGTCAGCCGCTTTCGTCATAATCGAAGCCGATATCGACGAGGTGAATCGCAGGCTCACGACCGCTGCAAGCAGGGATAAGGGTCCATGGCATACGCAATACAAAAGGAAGAGCTGCGGTATCGCATATCGGTGGCTGCAGGGGACTGCTGTGACACCGCCCTTGCTCAGGGAGGTCCAAGGTCAAATTCATATTGAGGGAGGAATGCACCGCTTCCATCTTGCAAGGCATTATGGAACGGCACGCATGCCTTTCCTCGTCCAAGAGGCCGAGTTGGCCGCCGTGTTGGCGTTGATACCCTCGGCTGCTTTGGGAGCCGTCCACACCGAGAACTAGATGTACCAACAGTGGCCTTCAGGGAGTCTTCAGTCGCACTGGAGAACGAGGATAACGTAACGTGCGGACACAGGATGGAGAGCAGCCGACAGGTGGCTATGTGCCGTAGATGCCGTACCCAATCCGATAGACCGTCCCCCTGCCCTCGACTTTCTCGGCGGCGATGGGCAGACCCAGCTTCTTCTTCAGCGCCCCCGAGATCGAGCCCCTGACCGTGTGCGCCAACCATCCTGTCGCCTCGACCATCTCGGCGACCGTCGCCCCCTCGGGGCGCTGGAGCATGGCGATGATCTGGGCCTGCTTGGTGCCAGCGCGGATGGCCACGGGTTTCGCGGTGTCGGTGTCGTCGGGTATCTGTGCCGGGTCCGGCTTCGGCTTGGCCTTCCGCGCGCTGGCGAAAGCGCTGGCCGCCAGCGGCTCGATCCCGATGGCCTCCAGCCCAGCCGCGGTAGCGATCAGCGTGGTGCCGTGACCGTCGCCGGTCTCGCGCCACATCGTCTCGCCGCGACGCAGGTTGGCCTCGACCTCTTCAAGCCAGCCGCGGGCGATCATCTTGCCGACGACCATCTTGGCGGCGGCGCCGACCAGCCCCTCGGGCAGCGGCAGGGCGAGGTTGCCGGGCCGGGTCGCGGCGCGGGACAGGATCAGGGACTGGGTGTCGGACGGGGTGGTCATCGGGGCCTCCGTGGCTTTGGGCGCGCGATCTGCGGGCCTTCTACGGACGTTCGCCCGGCTTACGCGGCCCCACTGGGGCCACGGTCCGGGCTCACCCCCGTCATCGCACGGGGCGGCCGTCGCGCCGTGTGGGCGCGTCAGGCGTGTTCGCCTTCCTTGAAGGCGCTGTCGGTGATCTGGCGCAGCAGGCCCGCGTAGTGCTTCAGAGTGCCGACATGGCCCCAATGGATCTCATCGGGGTGGGTCTCGAAATGGTCGTCGCTGAGGGCCTTCAGGCGCTCCAGCATCACGTCGATCTCTGCCTTGGCTGCGATGAAGGCGTCGAGAGCCTTGGAGTTGTCGACGGCGCGGCGGGTGGTCATGGCGGGGCATCCTTCGGTGAGTTGCATCGTTCTGGTGCGAACACAATCGCTCTGTCGGGCGAATGATCGTAGGCGAATCGGAGCAATATCAGTGCTTTCTAATCGCTCCGGTCAGATCAGCCGCATCTCGGCCAGCGCGCGGCTGGCGGCACCAAGCTGGGCGGTGGGCAGCTCGATCTTGAGGTGCGACAGGACGTCGGAGGCCTCGGCTGGGATCCCGCTCTCGCGCAGTGCCTGCTCGATGACCTCGGCGATGGCGTCCGGGCGGCTCAGGTCGAACCCCTCGGGAAGGGTGGAGTAGTCGATGCGGATGGTGGTCGTGGACACGGTGAAGCCCTCCTGGGATCGGCGCGATGCGGCCTGTTGATGGACGACAGAATCGCTCCGGAGGGGGAGACAATCAACGGGATTGATTGCCTTTTCCTGTTTATTTTCAATATCTTGATAGGCATCACCGCGCCATGAAAGGCATGAGCGAACGTGAGTACGCGGCCCATTCCGGTCTGTCGCGCGGCGGGGTGCAGAAGGCGCGCAAGAACGGGCGGCTGGTGGTCCATGACGACGGGTCGATCAACGCCGCAGCCTCGGATGTGCGGCGGGCGGAGATGACGGACCCCGACCAGCAGCGCCGGTCTCTCGGTGGCGATGGGCTGTCGAGCGGCCCCGGCGATACGACTTCGTATATCAAGGCCCGCACGGCGCTGACGGTCTACGCTGCGCAGGAACGCCAACTGGCGGTCCAGAAGAAGAAGGGCACGCTGGTCGACCGCGCGCGGGCGGAAACGCTGGTGTTTCGCCTGGCACGGCAGGAACGGGATGTCTGGGTGACCTGGCCCGGACGGGTGGCCGCGCTGATGGCGGCACAAATCATGGCGGAGGTGGAACGGCAATCCGGGGCATCGGTGACGATCGAGACCGCGATCATGCAGAGGGTGCTGGAAGCCCATGTCCGCGAACAGCTCGACGCCCTCGCCGACCTCAGGGTCTCGCTTGCATGATGAGTACGATGACAACGATCTGACCGCAGGTCTCGACCTCGGATTCGACGGTGCTGAAGACCTGCTGCGGGTGTGGCGGCAGGGGATGCGGCCCGATCCGAACCTGACGGTGTCGGAATGGGCGGATCAGCATCGCTGGCTGTCGTCGCGGGGCGCGGCGGAGCCGGGGCGCTATCGCACCGCCCGCGCGCCCTACCTGCGCGAGATCATGGATGCGCTGTCGCCCAGCCATCCGGCCCAGCGCATCACCTTCATGAAGGCCGCGCAGGTTGGGGCGACCGAGGCCGGGAACAACTGGATCGGCTTCGTCATCCATCACGCGCCGGGGCCAATGCTGGCGGTGCTGCCGAGCCTGGAACTGACCAAGCGCACCTCACGGGGGCGTTTGGACCCTCTGATCGCGGACAGCCCGGCGCTCCGCGAACGGGTGAACCCGGCACGGTCGCGGGATGCCGGGAATTCGATGCTGTCGAAGGAGTTTCCCGGCGGCATCTTGGTGCTGACCGGGGCCAATTCCGCCACCGGCCTGCGGTCGATGCCTGCGCGCTATGTGTTTCTGGACGAAGTCGATGCCTATCCGGCCTCGGCCGACGAGGAAGGTGATCCTGTCACGCTGGCCGAAGCGCGGACCACCACCTTCTCGCACCGGCGCAAGGTCTTCATGGTCTCGACCCCGACGATCCGGGGGCTGTCCCGGATCGAGCGGGAATTCGAAGCCTCCGACCAGAGGCGCTACTTCGTTCCCTGCCCGCATTGCGGGGCGATGCAATGGCTGCAGTTCGACCGCCTGCGCTGGGTGAAGGGCCGACCGGAAACGGCGGCCTATCACTGCGAGGGCTGCGAGATGCCCATCGCCGAGCACCACAAGACCGAGATGCTCGCCCGCGGCGAATGGCGGGCGACGGCGGTTTCCAAGGATCCGAAGGCTATCGGGTTCCACCTCTCGGCGCTCTATTCGCCGCTCGGGTGGAAAAGCTGGTCCGACGTCGCGCGGGAATGGCTGGCGGCCCAAGGGTCGGACGAGACGCTGCGCGCGGCGCGCAACACGCTTCTGGGCGAGACATGGGTCGAGTCTGGCGACGCACCGGAATGGCAGCGGCTGGCGGATCGGCGCGAGGCGTGGAAGCCCGGCACCGTGCCGATGGCCGGGCTGTTCCTGACGGCCGGTGCCGACGTCCAGAGGGACCGGATCGAGGTCGACATCTGGGCCTGGAGCCGCGGCCTCGAGTCCTGGCTCGTCGATCACATCGTGATCCCGGGCGGGCCTGATGATCCGGCCGCCTGGGACAAGCTGACAGCGCTGCTCGGCCAGTCCTGGCAGCACGCCAACGGCGCGTTCATGACCGTGGCGCGGCTGGGCATCGACACCGGTTATGAGGCTGCGGCGGTCTACGCATGGTCGCGCAAGCTCGGGTTCGAACAGGTGGCGCCGCTGAAAGGCCTCGAGGGGTTCAACCGGTCGGCGCCGGTCTCTGGCCCGACCTTCGTCGATGCCACCATCGGTGGCAAACGCCTGCGCCGGGGCGCGCGGCTCTGGTCGGTGGCCACGGCGACGTTCAAGGCGGAGACCTACCGGTTCATGCGGATCGAACGGCCCTCAGACGAGGACCGCGCTACGGGGGTGCTCGATGCCCCCGGCACGATCCACCTGCCCGGCTGGGCCGACACCGAATGGCTGAAGCAGCTGGTGGCCGAGCAGCTGGTCACCATCCGCAACAAGCGCGGCTATGCCCATCAGGAATGGCAGAAGATGCGCGAGCGGAACGAGGCGCTGGACTGCCGGGTCTATGCCCGCGCCGCGGCGTGGATCCTCGGCGCCGACCGGTGGGACGAGGCGACCTGGCGGCGGCTCGAAGCGCAGGCGGGCGTGGAAACGCGCCTGCCCGCAGCCGTGCCCGCGGCTCCCACACCACCCGACCCGGCCCAGCCCAAAGCCGGGACTCTGACCACGCCGCGCCGGAAACGGCGGGCTTACACTCCGAACTTCATGAGGGACTGATGGACCTGGAACGCATGAAGGCCCTGCTCACGGCGCTGCAGGAAGCCCGCTTCGCCGGGCTGCGCAGCGTCAGCTACGACGGCAAGACCGTGACCTATGGCTCGGACGCCGAACTGGCGGCGGCGATCCGGGATCTGGAGAGCCGAATCGCTACCGCCTCTGCGACGCCCCGCCGCCGTCGATGGGGCACCGTCGCGACGAAGGGCCTTTGACCCATGGTGCTGGATGCCTTCCGCGCGCGCCTCGGGTCCATCATCGGTGGCTTCGACGCCGCACAGTCCCACCGTCGCATGCGCGGGTTCCGGGCCACGCGGGCGCATGTAAACACGCTGATCGCCGCCTCGGGCGAAACCATCACCGCCCGGGCGCGCTGGCTGGTTCGGAACAACGGCTATGCCTCGAATGCGGTCGACGCCTTTGCCAACCATGTCGTCGGCGATGGGATCAAGCCGTCCTCGAAGATCGCGGACGCAGTGAAGAAGGAGGAGCTGCAGAAGCTCTGGCTCGCCTGGACCGACGAGGCCGACGCCGAGGGGCTGACCGACTTCTTCGGGTTGCAGCGGCGGGCGGCGCGGGAGGTGTTTCTGGCAGGCGAGGTCTTCCTGCGTATCCGGACGCGGCGGCCGGAAGACGGTCTGACGGTGCCGATGCAGCTGCAGATGCTGCCCTCGGAGATGCTGCCCCAGGACATGACCCGCGTCCTGCCCGGCGCGGGGTCGATCCGGCAGGGGATCGAATTCGACGGGATCGGGCGGCGTGTGGCCTATCACTTCCTCCGCCGCCATCCGGGCGACATGACCGATCCGGGGCTCGCCGGGGAAACCGTCCGAGTTCCAGCCTCGGAGGTGATCCACATCCTCGACCCGGTCGAGGCAGGCCAGCTGCGCGGCGTGTCGCGCTTCGCGGCGGCCGTGGTGAAGCTCTTCACCCTCGACCTCTACGATGACGCGGAGCTGGAGCGGAAGAAAACCGCGGCGATGTTCGCGATGTTCATCACCTCCCCCGCCCCCGAAACCGCCCTCGATCCGGCGGAGGACGATCTGGAGGTCGAACCCGGCCAGGTGGTGCGGCTGGACCCCGGCGAAGATGTCACGACGCCATCCACCCCGGACTCCGGATCCACCTACGAGCCCTTCCAGTACCGCACGCTGTTGCAGATCGGCGCGGCGCTGGGCGTGCCCTATGGCTATCTGACCGGCGATACGGCGAAGGGGAACTTCTCCAATACCCGGATCGCCCTCGTCGACTTCCGCCGCCGCATCTCGGCCTTCCAGCATTCGGTGATGGTCTATCAGCTCTGCCGCGCCGTCTGGACGCGCTGGATGGAGATGGCGGTGCTGGCGGGCGCCATCGATCTGCCGGGCTATGCCACCGACCGGCGTGCTCATCTCGCCTGCGACTGGCTGCCCACGAAATGGGACTGGATCGACCCGGCCAAGGATGCCGCGGCCGAGATCCTGCAGATCGAGGCGGGTCTGAAATCCCGGACGCAGGCCATCGCGGAGCGCGGCTACGACGCCGAGCAGGTCGACCGCGAGATAGCTGCGGAACGCAAACGCGAGGCGGAGCTGGGGCTCGACTTCCGGCGTCCGGGGTCACCGGCGCAGGCGGCGGGCGGTAGCGCTGGTCCGGGTGATGCCGAAGGTCAGCGGCAGGAACAGCAGGACAGCGACGATCAGGAAGACGAGGGCGAGGACCGGGAATCCCGGCCCGCGGAGGACGCATGATGCACCACACCCAGATCGCCCAGCGCGTCTTCAACACGCCCCTAATGGTCGATCCCGCCAAGGCACTGGCCTTTCTGACCGGGCTGGGGCCCCGGATCGCGGGGCGGGAGATCAGTGTCGATGGTCTGGAGGTCACGGCCGAGGACCAAGCCAGCGCCACCGTTCCCGCCCGCGCCTCGCTCTTTGGCGACGACCTGACCGCGCGACAGACGCGAAACGGCGGCCAGCCCTTCGCCGTCGTCGAGGGGATCGCGGTGATCGAGATCGCGGGCACGCTGGTGCATCGCGGGGCGTGGATCGGGCAGTCCTCGGGGCTGACATCCTACGAAGGGATCGCGGCGCAGTTGCAGGCAGCGCTGGCCGACCCCGCCATTCGTGGCATCGCCCTCGACATTGACAGCTTCGGTGGCGAGGTAGCCGGGGCCTTTGACCTTGCGGACCGCATCCGAGCCGCCCGGACGCAGAAGCCGGTCCAAGCATTCGTCGCCGATCACGCCCTCTCGGCCGCCTATGCGCTGGCCTCCCAGGCCGACCGCATCATCCTGACCCGCACCGGCGCTGTCGGCAGCATCGGTGTCGTTGCGATGCACAGCGACATGAGCGGGGCGCTCGATCAGAAGGGCATCGCCGTCACGCTGATCCACTCAGGCGCGCACAAGGTCGATGCCAATCCATACCAGCCGCTGCCCGAGGTCGTACGCGCCCGGATGGCGGGCGAGTTGGAAGACCTCCGTCAACTCTTCGCCGAAACCGTCGCTGAAGGTCGTGGACGCCGCCTCGACACATTGCAGGCGCTGGGCACCGAAGCTGCCGTGTTCCGCGGCGAGGCGGCGATCTTCGCCGGTCTCGCCGATGAGGTGGCCGATCCCGTCACCGCCTTCCGCGCTTTCGCCGCCTCACCCCGCGGCACAACCACCCTCACATCCAACCCCAAGGGAAAGGGCCCGATGATGACCACTGCCCCCGAAGACCATGCGCAGCCCCCGGCCGCGCCTGCCATCAGTCCTGCGCCGGAACCGGCCCCGCCCGCGGCAAGCGCGCCGCCGCAAACCGCGGCGGCCGCCATGTCGCCCGAGGCGATCCGCGCCGAGGCGGCCGAGGTCGCGCAGGTTTGCGCGCAGGCCGCGCGCCTCGGCGTCCAGATCGATGCCGCCGATGCCGTCGCCAAGGGCGTGAAGCCGGAAGCTCTGCGCGCCAAGATCCTCGCCGATCTTGCGGCCCGCAGCGATGCCGCGGGCATCATCGCCACCGCCCCGGCCACTGGCGCGAAGGAAAGCCCCATCGTCGCGGCCGCGAAGAAATCGGCCGCCGCCTCGCGCTGACAATTTTGCCCGCGCTGGGCGCCCCCATCCCCCAACATCCTGGAGACTGAACCATGCCCGTCCTGACGGAACCGCCCAGCATGGGCGATGTCCTCAAATATGAGGTCAACCCGAACTACACCCGCGAGGTGGTGACGCTTCTTGCGGGCATGCCCTATCCCGTGGGCTCGGTGCTCGGGAAGATCACGGCGAGCGGCAAATACACCCTGTCGCCCGCGACCGGGGCCGACGGATCGCAGGTCGCCACTGCCGTCCTGCTCTATGCCGTCGATGCGACGCTGGCTGACGCGACCGGCATCGTGCTGGTCCGCGGCCCCTCGATCGTGTCGCGCGCGGCCCTCGCCTACGGCGCCACCGTCGATGACGGCACCAAGATCGCCGCGAAACTCACCCAGTTGTCCACCGTCGGCATCATCGCCCGCGACGGCGCCTGACGCTCAACATCACGCTTCCCCATTCCCCCGGAGCATCCCCATGACCCTCGTCCGCAATCCCTTCGACGCTGGCGGCTACTCGCTGGCCGAGATGACGCAGGCCATCAACATCCTGCCCAACCTCTACACCCGCCTTGCCCAGATCGGCCTCTTCCGCTTCGAAGGGGTCAGCCAGCGCTCGGTCATCATCGAGCAATACGAGGGCGTCCTGAGCCTTCTGCCCTCCGTCCCCCTCGGTGGCCCCGCCACGGTCGGTACGCGGGAGGGCCGCTCGATGCGGTCCTTCGCCCTGCCGTGGATCCCGCATGACGACGTGGTCCTGCCCGCCGACATCCAAGGCGCCCCCGCGCTGGGCGCCTTCGACGCAGCCGATCCCCTCGTCGAGGTGATGAACCGCAAGCTTCTGCTGATGCGCCGAAAGCATGCCCAGACGCGGGAATACATGGAGATGAACGCGCTGCGCGGCATCGTGAAGGACGGGGCGGGCACCACCCTCTACAACTACTTCACCGAATTCGGCCTGGCGCAGATCTCGGTCGACTTCGTCCTCGGCACCGCGGGCACGAACGTTCAGGGCAAGGTTCGCGAGGTGCTTCGCGCCATTGAGGACAACCTCTTGGGCGAGGCCATGACCAGCGTCCATGCGCTGGTTAGCCGGGAATTCTTCGACAAGCTGATCGCGCACCCCAAAACCGAGGAAGCCTACAAGTTCTACGCCTCGACCGGCGCCCAGCCGCTGCGCGAGGATGTGCGCCGCAACTTCCCCTTTGGCGGGATTCTGTTCGAGGAATATTCCGGCACCGTCACCCTCTCCACCAAGGCCACCGAACGGATGGTCCCGGCGAACGAGGGCATCGCCTTCCCGCTCGGCACGATGGACACCTTCACCACCTATGGCGGTCCGGCGAACCTCTTGGAAACCGCCAACACCATCGGCCTGCCGCTCTACGCGCGCCAGCATCTGGACGAGAAGGGCCGCTGGATCGATGTAATGACCGAGGCCTCGATCCTGCCGGTGAACAAGCGGCCGCGGCTGGCGATCCGTCTGCACACGTCGAACTGACGGACCCACCCATGTCCGTCTTCGCCGCCGCCATGGACCGCATCTTCACCCATGCCTCCATGGCGGCCCCGGCTCTCTGGATCTCGGCCACCACGTCGGAGGAACGCCCGATCCGCATCATCCGCCGCGCGCCGGATCGCGTCACCGACTTCGGCGCGGGGCGGTTCGTCAGCGACACGACGGTGGTGGATGTGCGCGTGTCCGACCTCCCCGCCCCGCGCCCGGGCGACGTAATCGTCATTGGCGCCGACAGCCATGTGATCCAGGGAGAACCCCTGCGCGACCGGGAACGGCTGATCTGGACGCTGGACCTGAGGCCAGCATGAAATTGAAGCTTGATATCAGCCCCGACCTCGCCGCCCTGATGCAGGCGGAAATCGCCGCGGGCGAGAAGGCCGTGACCACCGCCATGCGCGAGGCGGGCGCGGGCCTGAAATCCGCCTGGCGCGGCCAGATCACCGGCGCGGGGCTCGGCACCCGGCTTGGCAACTCGATCCGGCTCGCCACCTATCCCAAGGGCGGCGAAAGCCTGAACGCCGCGGCGCTGGTCTGGTCGAACGCCCCGGTGATCGTCAGGGCCCACGACACAGGGCCGCTAATCCGGTCGCGCAACGGCTTCTGGCTGGCGATCCCTACCGCCGCCGCAGGCAAATCCACCCGCGGCGGGCGGATCACCCCCGGCGCATGGGAACGTCGCACGGGGCTGCGGCTGCAGTTCATCTATCGCCGCCGGGGCCCGAGCCTGTTGGTGGCCGAGGGGCGGCTGAACAGCAAGGGACGGGCGGTAGCGTCACGATCGAAGAGCGGCCGCGGGCTGACAACCGTGCCGATCTTCCTCCTCGTGCCGCAGGTCAAGCTGCACAAGCGGCTCGAACTGGCGCGGGATGCCGAACGGGCCATCGACCGCGTGCCGGGGCGGATCGTGGCAGGGTGGGTGGAAACATAGGAAAAGAAATGTCGATCACTCTTCCGGGCCCACGGTTTCTTGTTCCAAGCTCTCCGGATGCGCGAGTGCGTCCTCAATAAGACGCGTTTCATCGGGTTTGACCTCTTCGAGCGCCTCACCGGCCTCGCGGAGCTTGTCGCTCGCTGAGGACGCTTTTCTGAAGCCCATCATCTCACTGTAGGATTGAGCGTCCTTCGTTTGTTTGCCGGAGGCTCCTGGGCTACCATCGATTGAAAACCGTTCGCGCTCCACAACAGTAGAAATGTTGTGGAGCCACGGGTTCGAATTCATTGCGTGACCGATCATCATGTATTCGGCGCTATTGATTACTTTCTCGGCGCTAGATTCGCCCGGCGCCGCTGTCGGAAGCCGAGCAAGTCGTCCCGTGGGCGTAAGGAGCGGGAACAAGAACACAAACGGCTTAGCATGTTTGTAAACATTCAGGATCTCAGTCACCTTGGCGAGCTTATCCTGCTTTTGAAACAGCCGTTCCTTAATCGTCTGACGCGCCGCCTTGCCAACATAGAAGGGGATGAGCTTCCCCCTCGGTTTCATGCCGATAATATAAAGGCCGATTGCTTGGTCTATACCCTCGACCCCAATTCTGCGCTCTTGCTGAGCCGCCAGCTCAAAAACTGCCTCCGTGGCAGCTTTAGGATCGAACAGACGGTAGTGGTTTTTCCAATGGCGCGTGCTTCTATAGACAGGAAACTCAAATGGGCCGAGGCAACGGAAACGGTAACCAGACATCTTATCTCCGACTATGGAATCAAAGTTAAACACAGGCTTTTCAGGTGGTTGGGTCAAGAAAATTCTGGCTCTGTGGTTGACCAGCAGCATGATCGAGCGCCAAACCCGTCCTCTGTCCCGTCTGTGGCTCTCGTGGCTGGAGGTCTACTAACCGCTCGATCTAGCCACTGAATACTGAATATTGCATGCCCACCACCCGCGAACTCGTCCTCGCTGCGCTGTACGCGCGGCTTCAGCCGCTTGCCGCCCTCACCCTGCGTGACGAGGTGCTGCCCGAGCGGATTCCCACAGCCGGTCTGATCATCCTTCGCGACGGCCAGCCGGGCGAGCCAGAGGTGACACTGTCACCGCTGCGCTATCACTACCAGCACCGGGCCGAGTTGGAGGTCGTCGTCCAGGCGGGCACCGCCAGGGCCAGCGCCTTCGATGACCTGATCGCCGCCATCGGCGCGGCGCTGGAAGCTGACCGGACGCTGGGCGGCCTCTGCGACTGGGTCGAACCTGATGCCCCAGCCTCGGTCGATCTGCCCATTGAGGGTGCCGCGGCCCTGAAGGCGGCAGTGATCATCGTCGTCCTGCATTATACCACCACCGGCCCTCTGGCCTGAATTCCCCTACATCCAAGGAGAACCCCATGGCACGCGCACACGGCGCGCGGGCGCAGATGGCGCTTGCGTTCGAGACGGTTTACGGCACCCCGCCCGCCAGCGGCTATCAGCTGATGCCCTTCGCCCGCACCACGCTGGGCGCGGAGCAGCCTCTGTTGAACAGCGAACTGCTCGGCTACGGCCGCGATCCCCTGGCCCCGATCAAGGACGCCGTCACCGCCGATGGCGAGGTGGTGGTGCCGATCGATGTGGAGGCCTTCGGCTACTGGCTGAAGGCGGCCTTCGGTGCACCGACCACGACGGGCACCACGCCCAAGACCCACACCTTCCAGTCGGGGAACTGGACCCTGCCCTCCATGGCCATCGAGGTGGCCATGCCAGAGGTGCCACGGTTCGCGATGTATGCGGGCTGCGTGATGGACCAGTTGTCCTGGCAGATGAACCGCTCCGGCCTGCTGACCGCCACCGCCCGGCTGATCGCGCAAGGTGAGGCCATCGCTGCCACCACGGCCGCAGGCACCCCGACCGCGCTCGGCCTGCAGCGCTTCGGCCATTTCAACGGAGTGGTGAAGCGCAACGGCACGGCGCTGGGCAACGTCGTCTCGGCCGAGATAACCTATGCCAACGGCCTCGACCGGATCGAGACCATCCGGAACGACGGCAAAATCGAGGGCGCCGATCCCGGCATGGCGGCCCTGACCGGCCGCATTGAGGTGCGGTTCGCCGATAGCGCACTGGTCACCCAAGCCATCGACGGCACGCCCTGCGAGCTCGAGTTTGCCTACAGCCTCGGGGCGAACGCCAGTTTCACTTTCACCGCCCATGCCGTCTACCTGCCGGTCCCGCGGATCGAGATCCCTGGGCCGCAAGGCATCCAGGCCACCTTCGACTGGCAGGCCGCCAAGGCCACCAGCCCCGCCCGCATGTGCACCGCCGTCCTCGTCAACACCGTCACGGGATACTGACCATGATCCGTCTGAACCTTTCGAACCGGCCCGAATGGCTGGACCTGCTGCCCGGCCTGCGCGTCCTGGTGGCCCCTCTGACCACCGCGCTGATGGTCTCAGCCCGCGCGGACCCCATGATCGGCGGCCTGTCGGAAACCTCCAGCCAGGAGGACATGGCCCTCGCGATGGCCAAGGCTGTCGCCCGCCGCGCGGTACTGGAATGGGAGGGGGTCGGCGACGATGAAGGCAACCTCGTGCCGGTCAGCCCGGCTGGGATCGACGCCCTTCTCGAAATCTGGCCGGTCTTCGAAGCCTTCCAGGCGCAATACGTCGCCCGCGGCCTAATGCTGGACGCAGAAAAAAACGTCTCCGCGCCCTCGCCGACTGGTCTTTCGGCGGGGGCGATGGCTACTGCGCGGCCTGCGCAGGCCCCTGCCCCGACTGCCCCGCAAGACTGAACCGGCCGATGACGGTCGAGGGCTGGCAGGTCTGGGATCTGACCCAGCGCCTCGGCGGGCAGCTGCGGATCGCGCCGGGGGCTGTCATCGGATGGGACATGGGTGCCGCGCTTTCACTGGCGCAAGCGCTGGGCATCAACCGCCTGATCACCGCCGAACTGCTGCCCGAGATCGAGGCGGTGATGGTTCGCAAACTGAACGAGCAGATGGAAGGACGCCGGAATGGCTGAGAAGAAGGTCTCCGTCCGCCTCGTGGCGGAAGGCGGACGTCGCGTGCGAGCCGAACTGGAAGGCGTGGGCGAAGCCGGAGCCCGCGGCTTCGGCCGCCTGTCGCGCGAGATGGAACTGGCGAACACCCGTCTGGCCGCCTTTGCGCGCAGGGCGGGCCTTGCCCTCGGGGCCGCCGCGGCGGCCGCTACAGCCTCGCTCGGCCTGATCGTCCGATCCACCGCCGAGAGTGCCACGCAGATCCGGCAGTTCGCGCAGGTCGCCAATGCAACACCCGATGCGCTGCAGCGCTGGTCGGCCGGGGCGCGGACAGTCGGCATTGAACAGGAGAAGCTGGCCGACATCCTGAAGGACGTGAACGACCGGGTCGGGGATTTCCTGCAGACCGGCGGCGGGCCGATGGCGGATTTCTTCGAGAACGTGGCCCCGAGGGTCGGTGTCACCGCTGACCAGTTCGCACGGCTGTCGGGACCGGAGGCACTGCAACTTTACGTCGACACGCTGGAGCGGGCGGGTCTTAGCCAGCAGGAGATGACCTTCTATCTCGAGGCCATGGCCTCGGACGCGACCCGCCTCCTGCCGCTCCTACGCAATGGTGGGGCCGAAATGGCGCGGCTTGGCGACCAGGCCTCCGATTTGGGTGCGGTTCTGGACGGTGATGCGCTGGAAGCTCTGCGCCGTACGCAACTCGCACTCGGCACGGTGTCGCTGGTCTTCGATGGCCTGCGCAACCGCATCGCCGTCGCCGTCGCCCCGACCATCGAGGCGCTGGCCAATGCCTTCGTGGCGCTCGCCTCGGATGGCGGCATCCTGCGCTCGGCCATCGACGGTCTGATCGGCAACCTCGGGCGCATGGCGTCCTATGCGGCAACGTTCGCCGCCGTCATGGCCGGGCGCTGGGTGGCAGGCATGGCGGCCGCCGCCCTGTCGGTTCGCGGGCTCGCGACGGCGCTCGTGTTTCTGCGCGGCGCGCTGATCCGCACCGGCATCGGGGCGCTGATCGTCGGCGCGGGAGAGCTGGTCTACCAGTTTTCGCAGCTGGTCGCCCGGGTCGGCGGAGTGGGCGAGGCGTTTCGCCTGCTCGGCGATCTGGCCCGCGAGGTCTGGTCGCGCATCGGGCTGTCGCTGGACGCGGCCTTCGCGCGGATGGCGGCCGGATGGGAGGGGCTGAAGGCGGCCGGTCTTTCGGCGCTGGAAGGGACCATCGCAGGCGTCGTCAGCTTCGGCGACCGGACGGCGGCGATCTTCCAAGGGGCCTATGATGCGGCCGTCGCCATCTGGGGCAGCCTGCCCGGCGCCATCGGCGACTTCGCCTTCCAGGCTGCGAACGGGCTAATCTCAGGCGTCGAGGTGATGCTGAACGGCGTCGTCACCCGCATCAACAGCTTCATAGAGACCCTGAACGCGGCCCTCGCGCTGCTGCCCGAATGGGCTACGGGCGAAGGTGGCGTGCGGATCGGCATCCTCGATCCGGTTGAACTGGGGCGTATCGGCAATCCCTTTGAAGGGGCCGCGACCGCAGCCGGTGCCGCCGCCGCAGATGCCTTCTCCGCCGCGCTGTCGCGGACTTACCTCGAGCCGCCTGACCTCGGCCTCGGTGCCATGGCCGACGACGCCCGCGCCCGGGCCGATGGCTATCGCGAGGCGGCGGGGATGCTGGCCGACGCCGCGGGTCGGCCGCTGGCCAGTTGGCAGGCGCTGAAGGATGCGGTGACTGGCACAGGGACGGAGGCCGAAACCGCGCTGGCGGATGCGGCCGGCGGGGCCGATGCCCTGACGTCTGGGTTGAACGACACCGCCACGGCCGCTGATGGTGCGGGCGGTGCCGCGCGCGAGGCCGGAGCGGCTGCGGCCGAGGGTGCCGACACGGCCCTCACCGGCTGGCAGGCCGTCACCGCCGCACTCGCCGACTACGCCGCCAAGGCGCGCGACATCGGCGGGGATATCGGCAGTGCGCTGGTCGGGGGCTTCACCTCGGCCGAGAACGCCATCGGCGACTTCGTGAAGACCGGCAAGCTCGATTTCCGCGATCTGGTGACATCGATGATCGCCGATCTCGCCAAGCTCGCTGCCCGTCGTTTCATCCTTGGCCCTATCGCGAACGCCCTCTCCGGCGCGCTGGGTGGGGCGGGTGGCATCTTTGCCAATATCCTGCACGCGGGCGGCATGGTCGGTGCCCCGGCACCCGGCCGGATGGTCCCCGCCTTGGCCTTCGCGGGCGCCCCGCGCATGCACAATGGGGGCTGGGCCGGGCTGCGGCCGGACGAGGTGCCCGCGATCCTGCAACGGGGCGAACGGGTGCTCTCGCGACGGGAGGCGGCGGGGTACGGCCAGGCCAGCCCCTCGACCGTCAACGTCACGATCAACGCCCGCGACGCCGAGAGCTTCCGGCAATCCCGGACGCAGGTTGCGAGCGACATCGCCCGCGCCGTGTCGCTCGGGCGGCGGGGCATGTGAGGATCAGCCATGGCATTTCACGAGGTCCGGTTTCCGGACAACATCAGCCGCGGGGCGCGCGGCGGCCCGGAGCGGCGCACGCAGATCGTCGAGCTGGCGAGCGGGGCCGAGGAACGCAACGCCAGCTGGGCCAACAGCCGCCGCCGCTACGACGTCGCCTATGGCATCCGCCGCGCCGACGATCTGGCGGCGGTCGTCGCCTTCTTCGAGGCCCGCAACGGTCGCCTCCACGGCTTCCGCTTCAAGGACTGGGCCGATTTCAAGTCCTGCCTGCCGTCACAGACGCCGGGGCCAAACGATCAACCCATCGGCACCGGCAACGGCAGCACGACTCAGTTTCAGCTCACCAATCGCTACACCTCGGGCGCCCAGTCATGGATGCGGGCGATCACCAAGCCCGTCGCGGGAACCGTGACCATCGCCCTGAACGGCACGCCCCAGGCCTCCGGCTGGTCGGTTTCCACGACCACGGGCCTCATCACCTTCACCACCGCCCCGGCTGCGGGCGTGGCGATCACCGCGGGCTTCGAGTTCGACGTCCCGGTCCGCTTCGACACCGACGCCCTCGACGTCACCCTCGACCTTGAACGCCTCGGGTCGATCACCTCGATCCCCCTTGTGGAACTCCGCACATGAACGACGAATCCTTCTGGTCCCACCTTTGGCGCGAGATCGCCGCCTCGACGGCGCTGATGCTGGCCTTCTGGGGCGCGCTGGGCGGTGCCACCAATGCCCTGACCACCCGGATGGCGCTGCGTGAAGCCTTGCGGCATGTCCTGCTTGGCGGGTTGATCGCCGCGGGGATGGGCAGTTTTTCCATCGTGATCGTGGCGGACTGGCTCGGTCTGCCCGATGGCGCCGTCGCCGCAGGCGGGGCGGTCGGCTCGGCCGCCTACCTGGTCGGCGTCTTCGGGGCCGCCTTCATCGAGCTCATCCTCGCCAGGCTCCGCCGCGCCGGGAAGGATGACGCCGATGCATGAGATCCTTCGCCTTGCCCGCTCGCTGCGCTGCGATCCCGCGGACCCCGGACAGGCCTTTGCCCACCGGCTCCGTATCGGCCTCGCAGTCGCCGTCCTGATCCTTTTTATCTCAACCCTCGGGTAATCCCATGCAAACCTCTGATCGGGGGCTTCTGGCCCTGATCCGGCACGAAGGCGTCGTGCCCGGACCCTACCTAGATGTTAAGGACATCTGGACCGTCGGCATCGGCCATACGGCCGCCGCTGGTCTGCCCGATCCGGCGCGGATGCCGCGCGGCATGCCCGCGCATCTCGATGCCGGGATCCGCGAGGCCTTTCGCATCTTCCGCACCGATCTCGCCGCCTACGAGGCAGAGGTTCTGCGCGCAGTGAAGGTGCCGCTGGACCCCCACGAGTTCGATGCGCTGGTCAGTTTCCACTACAACACCGGCGGCATCGCCAAGGCCGCGCTGACTAAGGCTCTGAACGTGGGCAACCGTGCGGCGGCGGCAGCGGCCTTCATGGGCTGGCTCAAGCCCGCGGCCATCCGGTCCCGGCGCGAGGCGGAGCGCGATCTCTTCGCGAGGGGCATCTACCCTACCGGCACCATCCCGGTCTGGTCGGTCGACCGCAACGGCCAGGTGGATTTCTCGCGGCCGATCCGTCGGCTGACCGAGGTCGAGGCGCTGGCATTGCTGCGCCCGACCGGCACGACGATGCCGCCTCCCGCCCAATCCACCACCGCGCCCAGCTGGTGGCAGCGCCTCGCCAACCTCTTCACGCGAAAGGAAACGACATGAACTGGACCCTCGCACGCGGCCTCGTCTATCTGGCCTGCCTTGCCGCCTCCGGCCTCGCCGTGGCGGGGCTCGCGGATTTCGACCTCGCAACCGGCACGCTCGATATTCGCCCCTTCAATCTCTATGCCCTGACCGGCGCGACCGGAGGCGTCGTGTCTTCGCTCCTCGCGTCCGTAGCTCTCCTGCGCGGCTGGGGGCGGAAGTGAAGTCGCTTTCGCCCGCGCTTCAGGCCCACCTCGACGAGGGCACGACCACGCTTGCCTGGTGCTGGCGTATCACCCGCGCCGATGGCGTGACCTTCGGCTTCACGGACCACGACCGGACACTGTCATTCGACGGGACCGAGTTCGAGCCGGAAAGTGGGCTGACCGCCTCCGAGGTCCGGTCGGGATCCGATCTGTCGGTGGACGCGCAGGACGCGCAAGGCGTGCTGTCGTCTGACCGGATCACCGAGACCGACATCCTCGATGGCCGATGGGACAACGCGGCGGTCGAGGTCTGGCGGGTGAACTGGTCTGCACCGGCGCAGCGCGTCCTTCTGCGGCGCGGGGCCATCGGCCAGATCCGGCGTGGGCGGCTGGCTTTCGTGGCGGAGGTGAGGTCGCTGGCCCATGTCCTCGGCCAGACGGTGGGGCGGACGTTCCAGGCAAGTTGCGATGCCGCGCTGGGCGATGCGCGCTGCGGCGTGAACCTCGAAGCACCTACCTTCAAGGGGAGTGGCGCGGTCATCGATGTGCTGCGGGACCGGGCCTTCACGGCCTCGGGCATCGCCAGTTTCTCGGCAGGCTGGTTTGCCTTCGGACTGGTGGAATGGTCGACCGGGGCGAACGCCGGGCGGATGGTCGAGGTGCTGTCGCATGACCTCGTCGATGGCGTGGCGATCCTGACTCTGCTGGAAGCCCCAGTGCGCCCGATCACGGCGACGGATACCTTCGTGGTCCGGGCGGGCTGCGACAAGCGGATCGCGACCTGCGGGACGAAGTTCGCCAATGTGGCCAACTTCCGGGGGTTCCCCCACATCCCGGGGCAGGACGCGGTCCTGCGCTATGCCACCAAGGATGGCGGGCACGAGGGGGCGGTTCTGTGACCGCGACAGTCCCAACGGGCGATCCCGCGCGCGTCATCGCTGTAGCGCGATCCTGGCTCGGCACACCTTATCACGACCAGGCCAGTTTGCGCGGGGTCGGCTGCGACTGCCTCGGCCTCGCGCGCGGTGTCTGGCGTGAGGTCGTCGGGCCCGAACCATTCCCGATCCCGCCCTATAGCCGCGACTGGGGCGAGACCGGGCCGCGCGAGGTGCTGGCCGACGGGGCAAGACGGATGATGCCGGAACTTGATCGATCCGAGGCCGGGCCCGGTGCGCTGATCCTCTTCCGCATGATGCCCCGCGCCATCGCCAAGCATGTCGGGATCCTGACCGGTCCCGACACATTCCTTCACGCCTACGAACGCCTCGGCGTGATCGAGGAACCGCTGACGCCCGCATGGCGACGCCGCATCGCCTTCGCCTTCCTGTTTCCTGCACACTGAGATTTCCCCATGGCCACGCTTGTCCTCGGCGCTGTCGGTTCCGCCATCGGCGGGGCGTTTGGCGGCGCGATCCTCGGATTTTCTGGCGCTGCAATCGGCGGCTTCATCGGATCGACCATCGGTTCGGTGGTCGACAGCTGGATCGTGTCCTCGCTGACGCCTGCCCAGAAGATCGAGGGCCAGCGGCTGGATTCCCTGCGCATCACCTCCGCCACCGAAGGGGCCATCATTCCCCGCCTCTACGGCCGCATGCGCATCGGCGGCAACATCATCTGGGCCACGGATTTCCGCGAGGAGACAAAGACCACCACGCAAGGCGGTGGCAAGGGCGGCGGGGGCGGCAAGGTCCGGACGACGGAGTACCTCTATTACGCGTCCTTCGCAGTCGCCCTGTGTGAGGGTCCGATCACCGGCATCGGCCGCATCTGGGCCGACGGCAAGCCGCTCGATATGACGGGGATCACCTGGCGCTGGTATCCGGGGAACGAGACCCAGGGGGCTGATCCGTTCATTTCGGCGAAGATGGGGTCGGCCAACACACCCGCCTATCGCGGCACGGCCTACGTTGTCTTCGATGAACTGCCGCTTTCCACCTATGGCAACCGCCTGCCGCAGCTCAGCTTCGAGGTGTTCCGGCCGCTTGCGGATCCCGACACGGCCGAAGGGCTGGTCAAGGCCGTGACCATGATCCCGGCCTCGGGCGAGTTCACCTATGCGACCGAAGCGGTCCGCAAGACAGTCGGGGCCACGACGACGATCTTCGGCCAGACCACGGGCGGCACCACCTCGGCCGAGAACCTGAACGCGCTGCCCGACGAGGCCGATATCGTCGTGGCCCTCGATCGGCTGCAGGCCATGGCCCCGGCCGTCGAGAGCGTCAGCCTGGTCGTCGCCTGGTTCGGCGATGATCTGCGTGCGGGCAATTGCACCATCAAGCCCGGCGTCGAAGTGGCGACCAAGGTCACCAGCCCCAAGACCTGGACGGTCAATGGCGTGGCGCGGGCCGCCGCTCATCTCGTCAGCCGTGACGCCGAGGACCGTCCGGTCTATGGCGGCACGCCCGCCGACTTCGCGGTGGTGCAGGCCATCCGCGAGCTGAGGGCGCGCGGGCTGCGGGTGACGTTCTATCCCTTCCTCCTAATGGACGTCCCGCCCGGCAACACGCATCCGAACCCCTACAGCGCGAATGCCGCCACGCCGGGCCAGCCGAGTTTCCCGTGGCGGGGCCGGATCACCTGCTCCCCGGCGGCAGGCTATGCCGGGACGGCCGACAAGACCGCCGCTGCTGCCACGCAGGTTTCTAGCTTCTTCGGCGCGGCCACACCGGCGCAGTTTGCCGTTACCGAAGACACGGTCAGCTGGACCGGCCCTGCGGGCGACTGGGGCCTGCGCCGAATGATCCTGCATTACGCCCATCTCTGCGCGGTCGCGGGCGGGGTCGATGCTTTTCTGATCGGGACCGAGATGCGCGGGCTGACGACGATCCGGTCGAGCGCCAGCGCCTATCCGGCCGTGACGGCGTTCAAGGCGCTGGCGGCAGACGCGAAGGCGATCCTCGGTGCTGGCACCAAGGTCGGCTACGCCTCCGATTGGTCGGAGTATTTCGGTCACCAGCCGGGCGATGGCAGCGGCGATGTCTATTTCCACCTCGACCCGCTCTGGTCCGACGTCAACATCGACTTCATCGGCATCGACAACTACATGCCGCTGTCGGACTGGCGCGATGGCTTCGACCACGCCGACGCCCTGCAAGGCTGGCCCGCGATCCATGACCGCGGTTACCTGCAGGCCAATATCGCCGGTGGCGAGGGCTTCGACTGGTTCTATGCCTCGGCCGCTGACCGGTCGGGCCAATTACGCACCCCGATCACGGATGGCAGCGCAGGCAAACCTTGGGTCTTCCGCTACAAGGATCTGCGTGCCTGGTGGTCGAACCCGCATTTCAACCGCCCGGGCGGGGTCGAGAGTGGCACGCCGACCGCATGGGTGCCGCAGTCAAAGCCCGTCTGGTTCACCGAACTGGGGTGCCCCGCCATCGACCGGGGCACGAACCAGCCGAATGTCTTCTTCGACCCGAAGTCGTCCGAAAGCTTCACGCCCTGGTTCTCGCGGGGCTGGCGCGACGATGCCATCCAACGCGCCTATCTCGAGGCCAGCTACCTCTGGTGGGGCGAGGCGGCGAACAATCCGGTGTCCGCGATCTACGGCGGCCGGATGGTCCATGTCCCCGAATGCGCCGCCTGGACCTGGGACGCACGGCCCTATCCGTTCTTCCCCGAGCTGACTGGTGTCTGGACGGACGGGCCGAACTGGCGGCTGGGGCACTGGCTGACCGGACGGCTGGGTGCGGTGTCATTGGCCGCGCTCGTGCGCCATCTCTGCCTGCGCGCTGGGCTGGCGGAAGACCTCATCGACGTCTCCGGCCTCTGGGGCGCGGTCGAGGGATATGTGATCGGGGCCCTCGAAAGCCCTCGCGCATCGATTTCCACGCTGGCCCGGCATTTCGGCTTCGATGCCATCGAGACCGAGGGCGTGATCCGCTTTGTCATGCGCGGCAGCGCCTCGGTCGCCACGCTGGACATCGACGATCTCGTCGCCAGCCGCGAGGGCGAGGCTTTCGAGCTGACGCGCGGCCAGGAGACGGAATTGCCGCAGGCCCTGAAGTGGCAGGTCGCACGCGCCGACGAGGACTATGACGCGGCGCTGGTCGAGGCACGGCGCATCACCGTCGACACCACCCGCATCTCCTCGGAAAGCTTCCCGATGGCGATCCCGCCAGAAGAGGCCGAACGCCGCTGCCGCCGTGCGCTGATGGAGGCCTGGATCGGCAGGGAAAGCGCCACCTTCCGCCTGCCTCCCTCGCGGCAGGCCCTCGATCCGGCCGACGTGATCCGGCTGGCGCATGACGGTCGCGAGGTCGAGTTCCGCCTGGTGTCTGTCGCCGACTCTGAGGCGCGCGGGATCGAGGCTGTCCGGCAGGACCGCGCCGCCTACGATCTGCCGCCCGGCGATCCGCGCCCGGCCTCGCTGGCCAGCCCCGTCGTCTTCGGGACGCCGGAGGTGGTGATGCTGGACCTGCCGCAGATTTCCGAGAACCAGCCCGCCCATCGACCCCTGATCGCCGCACATGCCAGCCCCTGGCCCGGCGAGATCGCGGTGTTCCGCAGCGCCTCGACGGATGGGTTCAATCTGCTCACCACCTTCGGCAGTCGGGCGCGGATCGGGGCGCTGGCCTTCGACGTCTTTCCGGGCCCGACCTCGCGCTTCGATCTCGGCAACGCGCTGGTGGTCGATCTGCTGTCCGGAACGCTGGAAAGCGTGACCGACGTCGCGCTTTTCGGCGGCGCCAATGCGCTGGCGGTCGAGTCCGCAGCAGGGGTGTGGGAGATCATCCAGGCTGGCCAAGCCGAACTGATCGCCCCCGGCCGCTATCGCCTGACCCGCCTCCTGCGCGGCCAGCGCGGGACGGAACATGCCATCGGCAACCCGGCACCGGCTGGCGCGCGAGTTGTGGTTCTGGATACCACGCTGGCCTCGCTTCCCATCGCCGAGGCAGACCTTGGCCTTCCGTGGAACTGGCGCGTAGGCCCGGCTGCGCGGGCGGTCAGTGACGACAGTTACGCCGCGCTTGGCTTCACCCCGACAGGACGCGGCCTTGTCCCCTTCGCCCCGGTCCATGTCGAACAGCCGTGGCGGATCGCGCGCAGCCCGGGCGATCTGACCATCCGCTGGACGCGCCGATCCCGCGCGCTGGTCGCGGATGCCTGGGAACAGGTCGAGGTGCCGCTCGCCGAGGACCAGGAATCCTACGACGTCCAGATCCTCGACGGCGCTGCAATCAAGCGCATTCTGACCAGCAGCACGACCTCCGTCCTCTACACCGCTGCTCAGCAGACCGCCGATTGGGGTGCGCCGCTCGGGCACGGCCAGACACTGGCGATCCGCATCTTCCAGCTCTCGAACCGCCTCGGGCGCGGTACGCCCGCGACCGTGTCCCTCCAGTTCTGACGGGATTTCCAATGTCTGACACCACGACCCATCTGAGCCTGCCGTACCTCCTGGCGGCACAAGCCCAGAAGCACGTCACGCACAACGAGGCGCTGCGCCTGCTCGACGCCATGGTGCAGCTTTCCGTCCTTGATCGGATGCGCACCACGCCACCCGCCAGCCCGGCAGACGGCGACCGACACTTGGTGGCCTCCGGCGCCACTGGCCTCTGGGCCGGGTGGGACCTGAACATTGCCTTCTGGGTCGACGGCGCGTGGATCCGGCTCGTCCCACGCACCGGCTGGCTGGTGTGGGTCGCAGCCGAGGGGCTGTTTCTCGTCTGGACCGGCAGTGCCTGGGAGGTCGTGGGCGAGCCACGCGACGTGTCGGACGCGGTCTTCAGCCTGGTGAACGACACCGATCCGACGAAGAAGGCCACTTTCGCGCTGGCAGGCATCAGCGCCGGGACGACGCGCAGTTTCACGCTGCCCAACACCTCGTCGGAACTGGCGATCCTCGCAGGCACCCAGACCTTCACCGGGAACAAGACGTTTTCAGGGACGCTGACCGCTTCAGGCATGGTCACCGTTTCGGCCGCGTCGGCCAGCATCGGCACGGCGACGACGACCGCCACCTACGGGATGGGCACCGGTGCCACGACGAATGGCGTGACCAAAACCGTAAACATCGGCACCGGCGGTGCCTCCGGATCGACGACGGTCGTGAACATCGGCTCTGCGACCGCAGGCGCGGGCGGCACGACCGTCATCAACACGCCGACGGTAACCTTCGCCAATGCCGTCACACAAGTTGGCATACCCCAGGCGAGCCTGACAGCGCAGCTCTTGGGCCTCGGCGGGGCGACGGCCGACAGCTACAACCGGCTGTCGGTCAACACCCCGGCCGTGCTGTTGAACAACGCAGGCGCGGGCATCGAAGCCACGGTGAACAAGGCCTCAGCGGGGAACGACGCCGCTTTTGCCTTCAAGACCGGCTTCTCCGCCCGCGCGCTGATCGGGTTGCTCGGCAACGATGACTTCAGCTTCAAGGTCAGCCCGGATGGCTCTGCCTTCTTCGAGGCGATCAGGATCGACCGCGCGAGCGGCCAGCTGGAACTGCCCCAACCCACGGTCCTGCCCGGTCTCAGCGCCGCGCCGACCCCGCCGCCCGCAGGGAAAGCCGCCGTCTATGCCCGCAGCCGCGCCGGTGCGCCGTGGATCGACGTCATGCGCCCCTCCGGGCGGGACTTCCCGCTCCAGCCGCATTTCGGGGTGAACCGGATCGCCAACTGGTCACCCTCGACCGGCACGACGGTGACCACCGAAGGCCTGCCAATCACTTCGGTCGGCACCGTTTCGACGCCCACTCTGGCCGCGACGAACCTTGCGACCTCCATGCGGCGCTGGCGTCTGACCTCTGCGGCCGTCGTGGACTCGGTGGCCGACCAGCGATCCGCAGGCTGGGCCTGCTGGCGCGGCAATGCGGCGGGCTTGGGCGGCTGGACCTTCGTGACGCGGATTTCGCTGACGACGCTGCAGGCGACCGGGATGGGGTTCTTCGGCCTCTACGGGTCGACCGCAGCGCTTGCCACAACGCTGACGCTCGCCACCGCCATCAACTGCATCGGCATCGGTTTTCAGCGGGGCACCCATGCCAACTGGCAGCTGGTCGCCAATGACGGGACCGGGGCACCGACGCTCACCGACATGGGCGCGAGCTTTGCCATTGCCACCGGCGGGGTGCTGACCCTGTTCATAGCCGCGCCGCCGAACGGTTCGTCGGTGTGGGCCCGAGTCGTAAACGAGGTCACCGGCGCGGTCTTCGAACAGGAAATCACCGCCGACCTGCCCGCCGCGACGCAATTCCTGTCGCCGCGGCTGTTCCTGAACACCGGCACCACGGCCGCCGCCGTCGCCTACGACTGTGCGGGGGTCTACCTCGAGACGGACTTCTAGGGCGGCGGGCGCATTCGTCCCCCCCCAGCGGATGCGCCCGCCCCTTTCAATGGCCGGAAGCCGACCATTGGGCTGGCGAAAACTCGAGCCAGCCTGGCGGGCTCCGAGCGGGTTCGCCGCCATCCCCGCCGCCGCGCTTGATCCGGCCCTCTGTCCAGCGTCTCCTGCGGTCCCCGCGCTTTCGGGTCCGGGTCCCCATCGTCGATAGAAAGCAGTCGGCGAACTAATCGGCCTCACTGCTCCGCACTTCCGTCGTGGGCGCTGGCTGCGCCAGGCCCGCGACGATCTGCCGAAACTCGCTAAGGATTTCGCCATGGTTCTTGTCGAGGTAGCGGGCGAGACGGTCATTCTGCAGGAGCCGCTCGACATAGCGACCGGCCACTACCAGCCGGAGGTGATCGGGACCAAGGGTGCCTTCGATCAGCTTGATGTTCTTTTGCAGGTTGGCCATCTCGGCCTTCATCCGCTCGGCTTGTTCGCGTGTCACACCTGCAGGTGTCTTCTTTGCAGCCGGGTCAACCAGGTCTGTGGCGTCAGATGCTGCGAGGATCGCCTCGACATAAGGCACGGTGTAATTGTTTGCGGCGATCATCAGTTCCGCCGCCTGAATTTGCCGCAGGGGCTTCATCTTGCGCAGGGCCCGGAAGCTGTTGATCGGGCAATGCCGGGCCTTCAGCAGTTCGGCCGCCTCCGGACAGATGCCGTTCAGCAAGGTGCGCTTCTGTCGGATCAGAGCGATGTTCACATTCAGCGCTGCCGCAATGCGGGCCTCCGATACGCCACGCTCGACCGCGCGCAGGATCATCTTATGCTCCTGGATCGTGGCGAGGCGGCTGATGCGCTTGTTGTAAGTGAAGGATTCGTCGTCGGTCGCCACCAGGCAGGTGACGGTCGTCTCGCCCATTTCCTTCAGAACATGCAGCCGAACATGGCCATCGAGAAGGATGAAGGACCCTTCCTGTCCTGCCGCACGGGCGACCACCGGCGGTTCGATCAGCCCGACCTCGCGGATCGACGCGGCGATCTGTCCATACTTCTGGCTCTTGGGCACTGTGGCCGGCAGTTGCTTGACCGGCAGGATCGCGTCGATCTGGATCGTGCGCAGGTTCGCCTCGAATCCCGGGCTCTTCGGCGGAGGCATTTTCTCCATGTGTGTCATGATCTTGGCTCCTGAAGGCCATCGACGATCATGCGCGGCACGGAATCGAGCCCCTCGGCACGAAGCAGCGTCAAGAAGTTCTCATCCTTCAAGAGCGACTGAAATGCAGCATCGAGAAACAGCAGGCTGCTGCGCGTCGACTGCGCCCTGCGGACCATGTCCTGCTGACGCTCGGCCTCGGCGCGATAGGCTTTGACCAGCGCGGCAGATGTCATTCGCGCGCGTGGCTGTTTGTTCCGCGCGCCACCTCGCTGCTTGCCGTGGCGCTGGCGCAACTCAACCAGCCGCCGCGCCTCCAGCAATTTCTTTCCGCGCAGTTCACCCGAGGCATAAGCAGCCTCCAGCGCCTTCTGCACGTCTTTCTCCTCGGCCCGCGTGATGTAGAGCGCGACGCTGAGCGGCATCTGCCCGGTTTCGACCGCGATCAGCAGGCGTTCTTCACCGTTGGCGATCAACTCACCGATTTCATGGACATAGGCGAGGGAAAGCCCCGTCTTGTCGGCGATCTGATGGTCCGAATATCCCCGGTCGCGCAGGACGGCGATGTCCTGCAACAGCTCCAGCGGACGCTGCTGGCGGCGGGCGATGTTCTCGATCACGCTGCGCAGAAGGCGCTCGGCCTCGCTCGCATCTACGACGATGGCCGGGATGTGGGTTTCCCCAAGGGCGACATAAGCCTCCATCCGACCCTGACCGCAGACCAGGCGATAGGACACTCCCGCCTCTTCATCGACCCGGGCGACTGTGATCGGCTTTTTCAGCCCGACCCTAGCGATACTGTCGACAAGCGCGCGGAAGGTCTTTTCCGAGCGTTCGCGCGGGTTCTCCACCGTTATGGCGGAAATCGGGATGATCTGCACTTCGTCCCGCATCTCGACTTCGCTCACCATGGTGTCACCTCGGCAACCGGAACGCGGCGGGCCATGTCGAAAAAGAAATCCAGCGTTTCAAATCGGAAAGCGTCCAGCATCAGGCCATTCTCCTCGGCAAGCCCCAGGGGTTTTGTTCGCAACTCGAATTGGGGCAGCAGGTAATAGTCGAGCGCGGCGGTATTCGTTCGCTCCATCCGGATGGCGATGGTGATGTCGGGCGCGAGGCCGGTGTCGAAACGGATTTTCCAGCGCAAGGCGCCGGTGGAGGTTTCGCGACAGCGGGCGACGACGACGGAGATGGTGAATTCGCCGTTGATGGTCAGTAGGTCGGTCGCCGGATTGCGTGCCACGGTTCCGCCGAGTCGGTTGATCTCGCGGATCACACGCTCCACCTCGTCCCCATGGAAAAGCCGCAGCAAGCGGTTCACTTCGATGTAGTGGTAGTCCCGATCCGGGGTGAAGCCGACAAGGGAGTAAGCCCGAATCAGGCTGCCGAAACGGTGGGCATAGGCGCCGCTGGACGGCATTCCATCGGCCTCGTCGATCACCAGACCGGATATGTAGCCGTGGCGCTGGAACAGCCGCGTCAACCGTTCCAGCATCTCGTCGTCCGAAAATCGGCGGTTGCGGGCGGCGATGATCACCTGCACCTTCTGAAACTGTTTCGGCTCGACGATGGCATCGAACGCCCCTTGCGACCGGATCCACATCTCCGGGCCATTCGCGACCCGCTTCTGCTTCAGCTTGAAGGAGCGCCGGTTGTAGACGTTGTTGCCGATGTATTTCTCGTTGGTCAGTATCTGATGGACGGTGGCGCGGGTCCAGGCCCGGCCGAGATCGGTCAGGATTCCGCGCTCGTTCAGTTCGGCCGCGATTTCGCTTTCCGAACGGCCGTGTTTCAGGAAACGGCTGTATATCCAGCGAACGGTTCTTACCTCGGTCTCAGGCCCGGGCACCAGGATCACCCGGTCTGTCTGCAAGCTCTTGTGCTCACCACGCTTCAGCTCGGCCTTCACGTCACCCCGTTCGTCAAGCAGAACCCGGCGAAGGCCAAAACCCGCTGCACCGCCCTGACGGAAGCCGCGTTCGATCAGGCGGCACTGTCCGATGAAGACCTTGTTGGAAAGTTCCCGGCTGTATTCCCCGGCCATCGCGCGCTTGACGCTCTTGACGATCGTGGCAACCGGGCCGCCGTCATTTTCGAATTGCTCGGCGCAATATTCGACCTGCTTGTTGGCGCGACGGCAGATGTATTCGTAATAGGCGGATTCATCGGCATCCTGAAACCGCCCCCATCGGCTGACGTCATAGACGAGGATCACTTCGAAATCCGCAGTACCGTCCTGCACATCCTGGATCAGCTGCTGCAGGGCTTCGCGCCCCTCGATCCTCAAACCACTCTTTCCGGCATCTGCATAGGAACGGACCAATTCAAAGCCGCGTTCCTCCGCGTACTTGCGGATCGCATCCGACTGGTTTTCCGTCGAGTATTTCTGATGGTCCGTGGACATGCGGACATATTCGGCCGCACGGCGCTTTGGCGGGGAGTTCGCCGGTTCTTTTCTTGAGGGCAGCTCTCTGCCTGCCATTCCCGTCTCCAGATCAGTTCATGCAGGCGTCTCCGTCTGGTCGGACCCGGGGTATTGGCTGGGGCGCAAAATGGAATCTGCCGCTGTGTTGTCTTCTCCACAGGTTTACCGGAGGAGGACGCCGCGATGCGGATCAAGATGGGCACATCTGTGCCGAAAATGGGCACAACTGTGCACCTGGGCGCGGATCAGGCCGCCTATCGCAAGGCCATTTCCGACACCCTGCGGCGCGAACTGGGGCCCACACATCAGGCCATCAAGACAGTGATGCGCTGGACCGGAGCGAGTGAGCGGACGGCCAAGTACTGGCTGTCTGGCGAACGCGGGCCGAGCGGGGAGCATCTGATCCGGCTCGCGCAGCATTCCGATGCGGTGTTGATCACCATCCTGACCATGGCCGAGCGACTGTCGGAGAAGCCGCGGCAGCACAGATGTGCCGGTTGCCCCGCGCGCGACCTGGTGTTTCAAAACCTCGGACAGGAATGGAAATTGTCCGAGGGTTCCTGACACGCAAGGGAGCGGCCGGACGCCACCCCGCCCGGTCGTTCAGGAAACAAGTCGCCACAATGTTCATGCGGAGATTAGAACCCACATTCTCCGCATGAGTTGCGGCGAATGGCAGGGGGTCATGCTTTGATACCATTTTCCTGCCAATCTCTGTCACCAATCTGGCTTGACGGCAGACTGCTGGCGACAACGCCCCTTGGTGTCAGAATGGAGCCATATTCTGTTGCCAAGCGCACTTGTCGTGACTAGGTTGGCGTCAAACCCCGTTGATGACAGAATCGGCACAACTATGATCATCAAGCCTTACGATCTTTCGGATGCCGTCACCTATCACATCGGCACCTTTCCCCCGTCCGCCCTCGACTACGAGGTGCTGCTCGGACCGCTCGAGGAGGCAGCCGCCTCCCTCGCGCGGTACGACACCAAGATGTCAGGCATGGTGAATAGCGAGTTGTTCCTCGCCCCCCTGCGTCGCCAGGACGCGGTAACGTCTTCCCGGATGGAGGGGACGATCTCGACCATCGAGGAACTGTACCGGCTGGAGGCCGAAGAAGATGCGGGTAGCACCGACCCTTACCGGGAAGCGCGCAACGACGACGTCGAGACCTACCTTTACTCCCGCGCACTGCGGAATGCCCAGCAGGCCCTCGCCGAGGGCGCCCCGCTTGGCGAACACCTGATCCGGACCGCCCACCAACAGCTGCTGTCCTTTGGACGGGGAGCCCGCAAGCGCCCCGGCAGCTACAAGGTCGAGCAGAATTACATCGGGGACGAACGGCGAGGAAAGATCTACTACGTCCCGATCGCTCCCGAGCAACTGGGCCCGGCGATGGCCGAACTCGTCCGCTACATCAACGAAAGCACGATGCGGCCATTGATCCGCACCGCCATCGCGCATGTCGAATTCGAGGCTCTGCATCCGTTCGAAGACGGCAACGGCCGGATCGGCCGCATGCTGATCACGCTGATGCTGTGGAAACTCGGTGTCCTGCATCAGCCGAACTTCTTCGTCTCGGGCTACTTCGAAGCCAACAAGGACGAATACATCGAACGAATGCGCGCGGTCTCGGCCATCGGCGATTGGACCGGCTGGGTCGTATTCTTCCTCAAGGCGATGCACGCCCAGGCGACGGTCAACATCCAGACGGCGGACGCCATCTTCCGCCTTCACGGCGAGATGCGGGAACGGTTCCGCGAAGTGCTTAACTCACAGTTCCACGATCAGGCGCTGGATTTCGTCTTCGCGAGCCCGATCTTCCGCAACGACCGCTTCGTGGAACGCTCGGGGATCCCACCGTCCTCCGCGCGCGCGCTGTCCCGGCGGTTGGTCGAGGCTGGCATGCTGCGGACCATTGAACCGGCTTCGGGGCGACGCGCGGCGATGTACGCCTTTGATCCGCTGCTTGATCTGTTGAAGGTGTGA